GGTAGCCACTTGGTGCCGTCGTACTGCATTGGAAGCACCGCGCCAATGTTCCCCGCAGCAGAGTGCCTGTAGTGAACAACGTCGCCGTTTTCTGGATTCGAAGGCAACTGCGTCACAATAGGCGGGGTCCAGAAGGGCTTGAGGCCGTCGTTCTGCTGGACGATCTTGCTGACGCGGAGAAACTGCGGAGGGTATGGCGAACCTGCTCCAACGTATCCGTTCCTTGATGCGTTGCTGACGTAGCCGCCAACCCTAAAAGTGTGCGAACCAACAGCCGGGGTCATGCGGTATTGCAGCGCCACAGGGACAAGATGCCCAATAGCGTTCGTGCGGTTGGCGACCCTTCCCCAACTGTCCTCTTGCACAGAACCGTCATAGACAAGAGAGAAGTTGAGTTGGTCGCCGGTTCCCGCAGCGTCCTGCGTTGCCCTAGCGATTGGCGCGTAGTATTCGACAAGAACTGGTGAGCCGTCGCAAACCAACGTCATTTCCGGCGTAAGCCAGTCGGGTGACGCAGACGATGTAGCAGTGAGGGTGACGGCGTTATCGTTCTCCGAGTACCCCAACTCCACCAGTCCACCCGGAGTGATGGGCTGCGCCCCGCCGAACGCTGACAGGTTCGCCATCAGTCAGCCTCCGTAAAATAACTAATAACTTGACTTCCGCTAGACGCTATAGCATATATTGCAGAGGTTGGAGCCTTATCAATTACTAATGATTGACTGGGAGCAAGTCTGGCGCCTGTATTGACAACAATTGCAGTTGATCCGCCAATCCATACATAGTCACTCCCAAGATTTTGGAGTAAAATTGTTCTTCTGTTTGCATCTGCTGTTAATACTGTTCCCATACTAGTAGTAATACTAGCAGATCCTTGATCAATTGTCGAACCACGTTCAATAACATTTGCAGTTCCCGCAACAGAAACTGTACCCTGAGTGTATATAGCGCCTGTGTCTGCGTTAGTAACGGTAGTTGTTCCAGCGACATAAGCGGGAGCAGAGGCTGGAATAGTTACTGTACCAGCAATATATCCGGGAGCAGTGTTTGGTATTGTTGCAGTAGTAGTCCCCTGTACATAAAGTGCGTCAGTTGATGGATTTGTAACTGTTGTAGTACCTTGTATATACAAAGCGCCAGTATCAGCATTAGTTGCAGTTGTTGTTCCTGCAACATAAGCAGGGGCTGTGTTTGGTATCGTTGCAGTTGTTGTTCCTTGCACATAAAGTGCGCCAGTATCAGCATTGGTTGCCTCAACAGTTCCGCCAACAAACCAGTTACCTGATTGGATTGCAGTGACGGGCCAAGTTCCAGAACCAACATCAGCAGTTACAGTCCAAGCGCCACCTTGATTGACGGTTCCACCTACATTCCACACTCCAGATTGAATAGCATTTACATTCCATGTTGCGTTTTGATAAACCGTACCAAGCACAGGAACCGTTGTTGACGGATCAGCAGTTACTGTACCTTGAACCTTAACGGTATTTACTACAATTGGAGCGCCCATTATGCTGTAATCCTATTCACGAATCCACCGACATTAACAACTGATCCAACGTCGGCATATGCTTTCACAACAAGTCCATTTTGTAAAACAAAAGACGGGATAATTTCAATAAGACCCACATCTGGAGGAAGTGTGAATGAAACTTCATTATTTGCACCAGTTCCACCGTACTCAATTGTTAGAGTTGCATCGCTAGTGTGATAATTGGTTGCAAAAATGTGAAGTTCATCAATGTCATCGGTGCCGGATACGGCAGTATGGATTGTATTAGCCCCAGCAGTTGATGTTCCTGTTATTTGAATAAACCTACCATTAGTAGATCCAGATAGTAAAAGTTTGCTAATAGATGCCATTATCCGAATACCTCTTTGTTAAGTTTGACTAAGAGGGCTAAATCATCCCCTCCTACATTAAGATTCGTGCCAACAACAAATGTTCCATCTGTTGTTAATTCAGCAGAACCTGAACGATATAATTTTGTATCTTCTGTCGCAGAACCTGAACCCCACTCAACCGTACCACCAGCATCAATTGTTAAACGAGGATTACTATCATCATCGTCTTTTATCTGGAAATTATTATCATCAAGAGCAGTTCCTTGAAGTAATGATTGTTGTGGATGATCTACATAATAACGAGAAGTTGCAGTTCCAAAAGAAGAAGATATTTCTATATCATATACACCAATTGTGAGCCAACCATCAAACGATCCGTCAGCATTAGAAATAAGTGGTTGAGTGACTGTGCCCGAACCAGTTTCAGCATCATAAACAGTCGCTACGCTAGCGCCGGGGACGGTGGTAATGTTTGCAGTGGCCCCCTCAATAGCGTTACCATTTAAATCTAATACTTTTCTAGTTATTGGTGTTCTTAAAGAATCGTAACTCATATTTTTAACTCAATGTAATATTGATAGTAATTTCCCAAGTTTCGCCAACTTGCTTTGTCCCGATGTAATCAACTTTTCTATTCAATACACGACTTGTTGCAACTGTTCCATTCAATATTCCCCACTCATTCCAAGGAAACACGGCAGCGGCACTTCCAAAAGAACTTCTAAAAGATATCGTTGAATTAGCAGAACCCGTTCCGTCTGAATGAAGTGGATACCCTGTTTCCATCGTACCATATGCTCTATAGGTGTCTGTTGTTCCTAAAGCCCCAGTGTCTAAATCTGTTTGATTAGCAGTTGCCGGAAGAATAGATGTTCCAATTCCAATATAGGCATTATTTGCATCAAAGTATGATAAAGCAGAACCTCCACCACTAATTCCATTTCCTAGCATGAATTCCCACATAGCAGATGCTCCACCGTGTAGCAATAGATTTCCTTGTCTTTTAACAGTTTCATAAGGTTCTATTAATTGTTTTTTAACTATCTCAATAGAATCTGCTTTATATTTATTAACTTCCCAATTAACTTTCCACTTAAAAGAATCTGACATTTTATTTCCTATAATAAGCAATTATTGAATCGTTTACACCCGGAGCGGTTGCCATTGTAATAGTAGACGTTCCTAGTGTATAATCTCCAGCCGTTCCTGAAGTCATCAAAAGTCCTCCTACATAAAGTCTTAGACTTTCTGGGGGAGTTGGAGTTCCCGCAAGCGTAAAGGTCACATTTACGTTATTTTTAGTTCCTGAAGGAACTTCGTTATCAACAAAAGTAGTTGATGTTGGTAATGCTGTTGGCACATATGCTGTTCCGTTAAAAATCAACGCTTGACCAGAAGTTGCTGAACCAGCAGATAGGTTAGAAACGCTTAAACCAGCAGTGCCGATATCTGCATCTTCTATATTTAGAGGGCCTAATCTGCTTTTTGGTACTTTTGAATTACTCATTTAAATAATTCTCCATTTGCTTTTTGATGTAGTGTTAAAATAATTCATCCAATATTGTTCATGTTGTTTTTTAGGACTTACTATATCAAGAACAGGACTTTCTTCTAATGATTGTATATTTTGTGGTGTTTGATTTTGTGCAGAAAAAGTTTTATTGTATTCTTCTAAGGTTTCTTCTGGAACTTTTAAGAACATTTCAACTATTTGTTGAAGATAAAGACTAGTATTTTTAGAAAAGTTTGTTTTGAGCCATTCTTGTGGAGTTGAACTTTTTTTAAAATTTTCTACTTCTTTTTCTTGTGCCTGTTCAATTTCTTTTAGCACTTTATAGTATTTATTATCAATAAAAGTTTTTTTTGCTTCAATATTTTCCATATAAAATTTATTATATTGATTATTAATATTTAAATATTCGTCGAAAGTTAAGTTTCTATTTTGATTTTGTAAACGTTCTTGTAGAAGTTGAAGATAATAAAGAGAATCATTAAGTTTTTTATCAGTTTTAAATATTTCTTGTGAAATTCTGTTATAAAACAAGTCATGAACATATTTTGGTAAATCAATTGAATAAGTATTCATAACTTTTGCAAATTCAAATATCGTATACTTACTGTTTTCTTTCCACCAAAAAAGGCCACCGACTGACGCTATGTAGTTGTTTTGTTTTGCTCTTGCAATTCTAGCATTAATTTGTTGATAATTTGGTTGTTCAAACCCATACCAATAGTTGCGCCAATTTTCACTTTGCCATAAGTCTTCAGTTGAAAAACCAAATTCGCCATTAGCATGGTTTCTTGTTAGCGCAAATTGTCTAATTATATTTGCACCTTCTTCAATTGAAGGCCCAAGTCCCCTTGGCATAGATTTTTTCCACATATTAATTCATTCCTGTTGGATTTGTTCTTGGAGGTCTACGATCTGGGAAATAACTTGGTCCTCTAGAGGGTCTAGTCCCTCTAACAACTCTTTTAAAATTAGAAGTAAAACTTTCTGCTTTAATAAGATGAGGTTCAAGTGGTCCCGTTGTATGTAAATCGTAAGTAACAATAGTAGTTATATCGTCAGAATACATAACTGTTCCGACTTGACCTTCTCGTATCCTAACTTTTTGATTAATTTGAGTATCTGGAGTTGGCCCGCTTTTACCGGGATTAACTGTAGGATCTGTTGGATGATCCTGTGGACGATACTCAACTACAGTACCCTCAATCTCAACTAAATTTTTAACGTATTCTCCGCTTTTAAATGCACTCATCTCTTATATTAAGTCAAAGTCATACAATAAAAATGAGCCTCACAATGGAGGCTCATTTCTTTTAATTTATTACTGTTCTGGAGTAATCGGTGGACTAAGATCTGTATCTGAAACTACAGGATCGTCAACAAATACTTCCACATCATTGCCAACATCTGCGGTCAAAGATGCAGGATTTGCATAGGCTTCAGCACTAGCAAGTTGCACCTTTGAATTAGCAAAGTATGAACGTGATGCTGCTACAATAGCCTGAGAAAGAGCAGAAACAATACCTGCGATAGTCGCTAACCAAAAACCGTACTTATCAGATACTTCTGCTGGCAAAGCGCCAGTAAGCGTTGTTAGAAAAGTTGCTACAGAAAGCAAACCAGCAGTTACTGCGGTAATAATACCAGTAATAGTTACTGGACCCCAACCAACGCTAATGTTTGGTGTGTTCAATTTAATCTCCTAAGTTAATTAACTTTCTTACTAAAACGACGCAATCTTCTACCTAAGCGCTTCTCTAGAGATTTTTGCGCCGCATTTCTATACTCTATCTTATTCCAAGGACCGTAATAACGCAAGTCACCTACTCGGATAAAGTATCTTTTATTTCTTCCCTCTCCACGACTGACTGGAGCGAGAGTTGTTCCACGATAAAGTGGGCTATTCTTAATTTGATTTAGTACCTTATCACGATATTCTTTTTTCTTCCAGCGTGCAATCTTACCATTGACTGTAAGAAGTTTTTGTTGCGCTCCTAAATCTTCTAGCCAATATTTACGACGAACTGGATTTGGAACATAATCATCTACAGCAGGAGGTACAATAATTGTTGCTCCAGCAATCGGTCTACGACCTGTTGCTACCATATTATTTTTATTACCTTCTATTGTTGATACTGTTCCGTCGCTGTTGTGAGCAGTGATAATAGCAACGTGAGTACCACAATTTACCCACAAAGATCCGGGCGGGATCTTCCCTTTTCCATTCCACTTATATTTTTTACCTTTTTGGCAAATAACAGCAGTAGAAGGGTGATTGATTCCTGCATCATCAACTCCTGCTTCTGAAAACATTGCGTCTGAAAACATTCCGCACCAAGGTTCGCCTTTCATGCCCCATCTGGCTTCCCAGCGGTCAATATCTTTTCCACGGTTTGAGCCATAGGGTACTTCTCTGACTCCTAAATATTGAAATGCTTTTTTTACTACTTTTTCACCTTTTGTCATTTTACACCTTTATGGAATCATATAGCCTAGTACTAGTCCTAAGACAGCACCTACTAATGGACCTATCATAGCAGCAATAATTGCAACTGTCAAGGTTCTTCTATAATTTCTATCTTCTGTTGTTTCTGTTTTTTCTTCAAACATTTTCTTTTCAGTTTGATTTAGTTGATACTTAAGTTGATCAATCTGTAATGCTTGAATTTCATTTTTTATACTTTCGATTTGTTCCCCCAACCCTGAAAACTTTTCATCTAGTGCTATTGTCAAACTATCAAACGCATCTCTGCTTTCCTGTCTAAAATCTTCAAATTCTCTATAGTTAACATAAGAAGGTTGACCATTCATTTCGGGAAAACTGCTTGACATTTTTAAATCCTTTTCCATTTATTTTTAATTGACGATCTTCTTTCCCCCTCTTCAAAATTAGGTGGAGCAGGAGATTGTCCTTGCGGCATAGGAGGAAACTCAGAATTTTGATTTTCTAACTCTAACGGATTACCTGCTTGAGAAACATCTTGTTGAACAACTTGATAGTTTGGAGCATCTGGTTCAAAACTGTAAGTTTGATTAGGATCAAACTCTGCTCCAAAATACCCTACTGGTAAGGATCTTGACTCCCAAAACATTGCCATAACGTGAGAACATGGCCGACCTTCAAATTTCTTATATTTTCTTGTTCTTCCGTATGCATACTGACCCCATTTACACTCACAGTTCCAATGCGTAATTCTTTGACTGCTAGGGTCTTCTCTATATATTATGCATTCGTAAATACCATTATCACCCTGTACTACTCCTTCAACTGCATTTTCAGCATTGGTGTTTATTACTACTTGACCGCCATCTTTTAGACGTTTTGCTTTCATTTCAACGTCGCGCCAAGCGGCTTCTCTTCTAATTTGCTTTGATATTTCAAGAATTGCTGACTCTACATTTGATGAACTTTTATAGAAGTTATTAATAAATGAAGACAAGTTATCTTTTGTATTCATTTCAGGATTGTCAACAACAATATCCATCAAAGATTTCAGTATTTCTCCCACTTGAGGGCCACTATCAATGCCTAAAAGTTGCATAACTTCGTTGCCATTAATTGCTAAATCTTTGGGAGTAAAAGCATTTTGTGCTTCATATTCAGCATCAATTAATTGCCTCATTAAATCAGACATTTCTCTTGTAGCACTATCATTGCCTTTACCTAAATAATCTGACTCTTTAAGATCAAGTAAATTATGAGCAATTTCGTAAGAACCGGCTTGATTAAGAAACTTTCTTGCTCCCTTTGATGAATTAAAAATGGGGAACATATGATTTTGAATTAATTGTTTAATTCTTGCTATTCTGTTTGCAGGATATCTTAATCTTCTTAAAATATCTTCAGCCATTTGTGCGCCAACAGTTTCATGGTCTTGTCCTTGACCAGAATCATTTTTATAATAGTGACCATTTCCCTCTTCGTCGTACCAAACAGAATCTGGTTTGCCAATATCGTGAAACAAAGCCGCGAGTCTCATATCTGTATCATCAGATCTGCGAGCCATATTTTTGACAACTTCCATCAGGTGAGTCCCTAGATCATAATTATGATGTTTGTTTTTTTGATCGTAACCAAATGTTGTATGAACTTCTGGCAAGAAGTGTTCTAATACTCCGGTTTGTTGACCAATTTGTATTGCTTGATGAGGATGTTCTCCGCTGAGTATTTTATCTAATTCCATGCCCATAATCTCTGGAGCGATTTTAGCCAAGTACGGGCCATATTTACGCATTTGTTCTTTAGTTTTTTCATCTGGTTGTAAACCGTGCTTGCTTATTGCAGTTAATGCTCTAAGCGTTCTTGAAGGATCATCTCTAAAAGAGTTTTCATTGATAACTCTTAACAATCCCTTTTCAATATCATCAATTCCATTTAAAGGATCTACAATCTCTCCGGTTTGAGCGTTTACGGCAATTGCGTTTGCAGTAAAATCTCTTCTTTCTAAATCTCTTTCAATTCGAATAGACGGATCACTTTTAAATTCCCAATCTTTACTTTCTTCTCCAACCTTAGTTTCTATTCTTGGTAAAGCAATTTCTACTTCTTCGTTTTGATATCTAAACCTATATACTGGAAACTGTTTTCCAGTTTTATTTAATGTTGCATTTGGGAAATTACTTAATACAGACTTAATTATATCTTCGTCTACTCTTGCTACCAAATCTATGTCTTTTGGTTTCTTTTGAAGAAGAACATCTCTAACCGCTCCACCAACTACATAAACTTCTCCAAATGGAGATAATAGTTCAACAACTGTTTTTGCCGCAGGATTATTTCTTACTAATCTTAGTATATATTCACTTAGATTATCCATTTAAATTCCTCTTCGCCTACTTGTATCTGGGGCAAATCCTTCAGAACCCCAACTATCTTCTCCCTTATAAGGTTCTGTAGTCGCTAATAAACCTTCTTGTGCCCTTTCCCATCTTTCGAATTCTTCTGTGCTAGGTTCTGGCGGCATCATATAAAAGTTTATTTGCCCACCAGCAATTCCTCCTGCTCCAGCGTCTGGATTTTCATTCATATAAATAGTATTTTTTGCATATTCTAATAAATTAATTAATTCATTCATGCTTCTTTCCAAAAATCTAGAATTATATGATCCAAGTTGAAATCTGTCATTGAACATTTTATTTATTGGATTTACAATTGCATTTAATCCTGTTTCTTTAGCAATGTAGTATACAATATCTCTTAGTTCTCTAAGTTTTGTTTCATACAGACCAGAATCATCAACTTCTTTTCGCAGAAGGTCTTGTTGTATCAATTTTCTTTCTTTATCCGAATCACTATCTCCCGGCTGAATTTGTTTTTCTTCAAGTTCTAAAGGAGGTCCAGTTAATGTATTTTCATTTTGATTAAACCAAATTGTTCTTTGAATAGGAGAGTTTAAATTTCTTTCAAAAAAATTTCTCGCCAATTCTTTTATTTCTTCAGACAAATTAATTGCATATTGAACATAATTTATTAAATATGTTCTTGATTGATTAATTTCTTCTTTAGGCATTGATTTTGGCTCTATTTGAAATTCAACGTAAGAATTTTCAAAGTCGTAATTATAGTTCCAACTTCCATATTCACTTTCTAGACTTTTAGAAATTTCTGAATCATCAAACAAATGGTATATATCATTTACCGAAGTTGTATAATCAACACTTGAAATTAAATCTTTTAAAACTATTCTAATTCCATTTAAAATTGCAATTTTGTTTTTTTTGTTTTCTTTGTAAAACATAGATGTTTGTTTTTGTACATAAAAATCAAAAGCATTTACATAGGTATTAATAATTTTTTCAATTTGTCCTGTAGAAATAGAGGTTAAAATAATATATGTTCCAAGTCCTTTTACTGATTCATAAAAATCCCATATTTCATCTGAAATATTATTTTCTTCATCAAAAAGCAAATTTTCGTATTTTTCTACAATAGAATTTATAAAATTAAAAACATTTGAATATGACCCGTCAAAAGTATATGGCTCTACTATTCTAACGAGAGCATATCCATAGTCATCTCTTTCTAGTTCCTCTACCGGGGTGTCTTCATCTGGATAATAATAATTCATCATATCAAACAAATAAGCGCTCTCGCCATAGTCACCTTCTACCCATTGCCAGAGCGTTTCTAATTCATCACCACTAGATATTTCGGGTATATTTGAAAGTCCCCAAAAAACATCTGGTTCCATATGATATTCAGTTGTTTCTATATCTTCTTCTGCAACGGGCAAATCGCTCTCATAATAAAGACCACTTCTTTGTCCTTCTGGTTTATCAAACCAATCGTGACCAGCACCATATGCCGCAACTGCTTTGAGTCCTTTTATTTCTTCTTCATAAGCCCATCGGGGGTAATCAAATGGAAGTGGTATGCTTTTTATTGCCTCTTTGTGTTGTTCGACTGCATCTTCTGTGCTTGATGCGTTATAAACATACTCTTTACCATTTCTTGTTCTGACTATATATTTATTTGGATTTTTGCTTTGTCTTTGAAAACTTTCTTGTCCGAAGAAAGCATTTAAAATCTTTTGTTCATTTTGTCTTACGGCATGATCCTGACGACCAAACGCTTGTCCCAGAATCACCCCTTCTTTATCTAATTCCAAAGTTGTCCAAGGAACTCCATCCGGGTCGCGCACAGAATAAACAGTATTAAGATCTTCATCCCTTCTTCTAATATGAGGCTGTTCCCAACTTCCAATACAGTGGTTACATATCCTTCCTTCTAATTCTAAATCGTCTGTACTTTCAAGTCGGTATACTCCCCAAACTCCCGGTTTTGCTTTTTCGGGATTACCTTTTTTAACTTCAAAAGTAAAAACAGGACTATCTGATTCGTATGCGACTTCTCCTTCTTTAAATTGTCTTAATAATTCTTTATATTCTTCTCTTTCTTTTGTTTCTGTTTCTATCTGACGAAGAGAAAGGCTTAGTTCATTAAAACTATCCATTCCTTCTAAATTTGTAGGAAATCTTAAGTCTTTATATTCATTTAAGAGATATTGAAGCCTTATACTGTTCATATATTGAATTGCATTTACGGCACCTTCAAATATAGTATTTCTAGCCGGATAGTTAGACCTGTTTTGTACATAGAAATCTAAAACTTCTTCTGGACGCATTTTAAATATTGATCCGTCTAAAATCATATCTAATATATTTTCAAAATTTTCTACATAGTTTCCATATCTATCGGTTAATAGCATAGAAACTTTATTTAAGGTAGTCAAAAACCCAAAATCTAAATGATTATCTTTTTTCATTTCTTTAATTTTTTGATTAAAAAGATTTTCAATTTTTTGCAATTTATTGTTTAATTGATTATTGTCTGAGTTTTGTAAACTAAACCACCAGCGCCAACTAAAATCTATTTCTTCATCTAAAGAAATATCTGTGTAAAGTAAGCGATCTATTGTCCCAATAAACTCTGATTCGGCGCTCCAGTCATATGATTCGCCAAGAAACTCATAGTTTTCACTATTAATAAAATCTCCAACTTTTGTATTTTTACCAAAGTTTCCCGTCCAAAGTTTTCTAAAATCTTCTTTATAAGATTGTAAATAATCTTTATCTCTATATAAAGGATCAGTTGGTCCACTAAAAAGATACATTCTATATGCATTATTATTGATCATCACATCATTTCTTTGTACTGCTTTTTTGTACAAAGAAATAATTCCTCCCCAAAATTTAATGCTTTCTTCCGTTAAAACGCCCATATCAACAATAGATTGTAAACGCTCTTTCCAAACGGGGTATCTTTTATTCCATTTTGATTCTTCACTGATCTGCTTATCAAGGATTTTTTGAGCGATTTGCTTTATCTTGGATTCTTCACCCTCGTTGCTATTTTTATTAAAACTGAATTTAAAATCTTCACTATCGGTTTTATTTATATTATTATAATATTGAGCAACTGCTTTTAGGTCTTTTTTGCCAAAGGTGCAGTCGCAAGGATACCCTTTAGAGTTTAGATGTGTTTTTTGACGAAAAGATCTATTATAAAAAGTAGATTCATAATAATAATTTACAAAATCGTCTTTTGTAAATGCTTCTTTTTGAAAAGCAATTCTTTGTCCAACATTTTTTAGGCGATCAAATGTTCCGTTATTATCTAAAAATTTATAAATAACATTACCTTCGCTGTAATCGCCATAGTCAATCTGATCTTCTTTTCTTTTTTGATGCACTTTTTTATACATTGCCTTAGCATCTTCATATTTATGATTATCAATCAAAGTATTAATTTTGTCAGATACCTGAACCCCCATTAGAATCCAATCAGGCTTTTCTTTTTTAATATCTGTAGTTGGTCTTTTTGGTTTAAGAACCCATTCGTTTTTTTGAAAATCCCACGCGCTTCTAAGACCGAGAATAAAAAGGTCTTCAATGTCTACACCAATTGGTTGAACAAAATGTTGATATTGGTGTTTAGTTCTAGGAAAGAAGGTGCCGTCTAAAGATTCAATCACAATAGCAATAAGATCTGCACGATCTTCTTCATCAAACTCGTCGGCGTTACAAACAATAGAAATGTCTACATCTGATTTTTCCGAATATTGATATGTACAAAGAGAACCTGTTAAATAGAAATCAAAAGCATATGGGTTAAAGTTGTTTTGTCTAAAAACTTCTCTAACGTGATCTAAGTGATATTCAAAAAAAGCACTTTTGGGAGTCATCCCGTTAAATACATCTTGATCTAAAGTATCGTGAATCGGATCTAGAATGTTAGACTTTTTATGGATTAAATTCTCTTCCACTTCAATACCTTCCAACTTGATTCTTTTGTATTGTTAATCCAATGTTCGTAAATTTCTTGCCAGTTCACTTTGGACTCATCTAGCCAATGATTTGCTATATCTGTCGGTTCAGGAATTCCCATTAGGCCATAAACAATCTCTCGCATTTTTCTAATATAATCTTCTTGAGCCTCTGGATCGTCTGGATATCTTCTTTCAGCATCGCTTCGCCATTTTTGATCATCATTTTCTAATTGCATTAAAATTTCTTCTTCATCGGTATATTCAGCAAAATCGTTTCTAAGTTGTTCATTATATGGACCAATTACTCTTTCGATTGCTGCCATAGCAAAGTCATCAACAGAAATATTTTTCTTTGCTAACTCCGTGAAATACAAATAGTCATCATAATCGTTTTCCATCATAAGATTAACGTTCCAAGTTTCCCAGTTTGTCCAGCCATTATGATCTGAGATTTTATTCCATTTAGACCCTTTCCACCAACTTTCGGGTTCCCACTTATCTAGAATTTGATTTTTTCTTTGTAAAGAATAAACTTCATCGTAACCTAATTCTTCGTTTACTTTTTCAAACCAATGACCTAAAATTTCATCAAAGTCTACTTTCAGAATATCATCAATTCGTTCTGTTTCGTCACAGGTTCTGTTATGTACATCAATAACCATTTCTTCAATTTTTTCACGCCAAACTTCTTTTAATTCAAAAAAAGTTTCACTTGGGTATTTACTAATGGCTTTTTTTGCTAAATCTAAAAAATATTTATATATATTAAATTCGTTTTCCATAATGTTATTTGTCAAAAACGTTTCCCAGTTTGTCCAGCCTCCATAGTCAGAAACTTTTTCCCATTTAGAAAACAAATTAAATGAATTGCCAAATTCTCTTAATAGTAAAGATCGAACTTCATTCCAGTTTATCATTCCCTCATCTATGATATATTCCGCAGGATCAAATGGAACTCCATCCATTTCCCATTTATCCATCATTGCTTGAGTTAAAGAATTAGCAAGTTGTTGATCGCCTCTTGATATATTATTTGCAAAATATTCTACATAAGCAAAAACTTCTTCTTCTGATAAGGCTCTCCATTGCTTTGCGTTTCTAGGAAGGTTGTCAGGGAATTGCTTAAAAGTGTTTTGATTAAACTTCTTTATAAAAGGAATAAAGTATCTTCTTACATCATCGGGAGTAGGATTTGCTTCAAAAAGTTTATCTAGATTTAACATACTATCTTGACCATGTTCAGCAATTAAAAACTGGGCGACCAACTTTTCTTCTTGACTTGAGGCAAGTCTAACGTTTGAAACTTTATTTAAACTCACTACCTCTACTCTTTCTCTAACAATCTCTTTATCTGGTTCAGACGCTTTCCATAGACGAACAAAATAATCTAAATTTATTGGAACTTTAACATCTTCTTTATATAAAGAAATAGATTTATCAGCAGGAAGATAGTCTCCTGTGATATAATTATCTTCTAGGGGTTCTTCAAAATCAAAATTATTTACAAAGTGAATTTGATCTTGATCTATATTCCAAATAAATCTATATTGCATAATTATTCTCTTTAGATATCTATATCTTAAGGCTTAGAATAACAACCTTATTTAGTGAAAAAGGGGTCATTACTTAAATGTTTCATTTACCTATTATTTTATCAAATAATAACGCTGTAGTCCCAGAAGTTGCTCACAATGGAGATGCTGGTCTTGACTTGGTTGCCTGTGAAGACTATACTCTATACTTGGGTGAAGTAAATTCAGTTAGTACCGGGACAGGCATTGCTATTCCATTAGGATATTGCGGATTAGTACTTCCGCGCTCTTCTATGGGCAAGAAAGGCATTATCATCCCTAACGCTCCCGGACTTATTGATTCTGGATACCGTGGAGAAGTAAAAGTAATGCTTTTAAATTTGTCTAACAATATCTATAAGATTAAAAAGGGAGACAAGATCGCGCAATTAGTTATTGTTCAACATGAGCGCGTTTCTCTTGAAGAAGTTAACGAACTTCCACCTTCACACGACGGTAGGGGTGTCGGCGGGTTCGGATCTTCTGGAAAGTAAGATCTAAATTATTTTTAGTTACTGTAATGTAAAGTGTACTTTGTTGTATTTAAAGGAGCGTAGAATGGAAGAGAACGAGAAGCAGCAAAAGTTTAGTCCGTCTGGACTTGGAGAGATTATTTTTAAAGAGAGATACGCTAGAAATGAAGAAGAGACTTGGGAAGAAGCCTGCGAAAGAGTTGCGCGTCATATCGCTGACGCAGAGACTAATGGAAAAGTTAACAAGTACTCAGAAAAATTTTATGAGGAATTGGTAACAAATAGGTTTATGCCCGGTGGTCGTATTTGGTACGGGGCTGGTCGTCCAAAGGGACAGTTACTTAACTGTTTTGTTATTCCAGTAGACGATTCCCGAGAAGGTTGGGGAAAGATGCTTTATGACACTACTGTTATTTCAGGTTTAGGTGGCGGCATTGGAGCAAACTATTCAAAGCCCCGTCCTCGCGGATTCGCAATTAAGGGAACTGGTGGAGTATCAACAGGTGCTGTGTCTGCTATGAAGATGCAAGACGGTATCGCTAATGAACTTCGTCAAGGCGGTGGGCGTCGTGCTGCTCTTATGCAGTGCCTTAATATTAATCACCCAGATCTTGAAGAGTTTCTTCACGTTAAACTAGATCGTCAAGAACTTGAAAATGCAAACATTTCTGTTGTTCTTAATATGCCAACAGAAGAATTTGTAAGATTAGTTCAAGAAGATGGTGATATTGTATTAGAATTCAATGGACTCCCAACTGGTGAAATCCTTAAGGCTAAAGAAGTTTGGGAGACTCTTGTAACAAATGCGTGGAATTCTGGTGAGCCGGGTGTTCTTAATGGGCACCTTGCAAACAAGATGAACAACATATACTACTATGAAGAACTTATTTCTACTAATCCTTGTGGTGAAATTTGGTTAGGCGCATATGATTGTTGTGATCTTGGCTCTTTGGTCCTTCCAAGATTTGTTAAGGACGGAGAATTTGATTGGGACCAGTTTGATGCTTCAATTCGTCTTGCTGTTCGTTTCTTAGATAATGTACTTGATGTTAATCATTTTCCTCTTCCTGAGATTCAAGAGAAGTGCCACATGAACCGTCGCCTTGGCGCTGGCGTTATGGGACTTCACACTATGCTTTTAAAATTGGGTCTTCGTTACGATTCAGAAGAAGGATTTGAATTCGTTAATAAACTATTTGAGTTTTACAAGAATGTAGCCTATGATGCTTCTGCAACTCTTGCTGCTGAGAAGGGACCATTCCCCGGTTTTGATCGTGACAAATATTTGCAAGGTGGTTTTGCTAAGACGCTTAAGCGTGGTATTCGTAACAAGATCAAGGCTCACGGTCTTCGCAACTGTGCCCTTATGACTATTGCTCCTACCGGAACTACTTCTATGGTATCTGGTGTAACTAGCGGCATTGAGCCTTTGTTTGCTCCCGTATACTGGCGTCGTTATCGTGTTAGCGATGAAAAAGGTCGTGACCAGAAAAAACAAGAACTTGTTATTACAGATGAATATAAGGAGTTTGGTGAGATTGCCGTTGGTGCTTATGACATTCCTGTAGAAGCACATTTTGAAATGCAGAAGACTGTGCAAAAGCACATTGATAATGCAGTATCAAAGACAATTAATCTTCCAAAAGAGTATCCACTTGACAATCTTAGCGACTTATGGTTACAATACCTTGATTCATGCAAGGGAACAACTATTTATCGTCAAGGTTCTCGCGGAGAAGAGCCACTAGAACACATTCCTGTAGCAGAGGCTAAAAAGATTATTGAAGAGCAAGGTATTGTCATTGAAGGATCTAACTTTGCTGAACTTAATTCTCTTGAGTGTGTTGGTGGGGTTTGCGATATTCCAGATTTAGAAGAAGTTGCTGCTGCATAAGGTTAGTTGCTATAATTAAATAGCAACGTTCGGGAGTAGTTCAGTGGTAGAACAGTCGGCTGTTAACCGATATGTCGCAGGTTCGAATCCTGCCTCCCGAGTATGCGGCTATAGTTTAGGGGTAAAACGTTGGCCTTCCAAGCCATATTCGTCGGTTCGATTCCGACTAGCCGCTTGCAGTATGATATAATGTAAAAAACAGATTGGAGTATGATATGGTTAATGAGCGTAAGAAGAACACAGATCCTCGCAAGGGGACTCCCGAAGTACTTCATCCAAATAAGTCAGAGCAGGATCGCATGCCTTCGGCAGAGCGTCCTCGCGTTAAGAAAGCCCAACAGTGGGCAGATCAGATGCAAAAGGATAGACCAAGCGGTATAGGATTAACAGGTTAATAATCCTCTCCGTGTAACTCAGTGGACAGAGTAACGGACTTCTAATCCGTAGGTCGCAGGTTCGAATCCTGCCACGGAGGTTTGGGCGAGTAACTCAGTTGGTCAGAGTGCCTGCTTTACACGCAGGAAGTCGGGGGTTCAAGTCCCTCCTTGCCCATGAGGGGAAGTGGTGAAATTGGCAGACACGACGGACTCAAAATCCGTTGCCGCAAGGCGTGGGGGTTCAAGTCCCTCCTTCCCTACTGGCCCATCGTTCAACGGTTAGGACGCGACTCTTATAAAGTCGTAATCTGGGTTCGATTCCCAGTGGGCCGATGAAAAGAACTAATATGAGCATACATGACAAAAAGAAATAAGGGGGCGTGGCGGAATTGGCATACGCAGAGGACTTAAAATCCTTAACCTGTAAGGTTTGTGGGTTCGACTCCCACCGCCCCTACTAAAAAAATAGTGCATAATTATTTTCTATTACGGAAACTAATAACAAAGGATTGCGACTATGGTTGAAGAAGAAACAATGACTAATGATATAGATTATAGACCAATGGATGATCCGTTTGATGAGTTCCAAAGGGCTAAATCTGACTACATTCATATAAGTAAAACTTATAAAAATTATTTTTCTGCTGAATCATACCTAGAAGCAGAAGAAAAAGCATGGATAAGATTACAAAATGCTTTAAAAGATCCAAACTTAGAACTATAAAAACTATTTTGGTTTTGATATAATCAAACTTATAGGGCGCATTCGTCTAGTGGTCTAGGACTCGGGACTTTCATTCCCGCAACAGGGGTTCGAACCCCCTATGCGCTATCACTATTTAAAAATAGGAGGAATAATGGCAAGAGCAAAGCATCGGTGGCGTAGACAACGTGATCAAATGTGGGCGTTAATAAATAAAGTTGAACGTCAACGAAAGCATCAAGAAATGCTAGAAGAGCATAAAAATATTAAAAAGGCTGGGTTGCGACCCACTAAACAAGAAGAAGTACAAGTTACTGAATAAGTTTTACTCCGGGATCGTCTAATGGTAGGACAGAAGGCTTTGGACCTTCTAATCTAGGTTCGAATCCTAGTCCCGGATTTTATTTATCTTTTATTACTAAGCATAAGTAATAGAGGATAATATTATGAATATCTATATACTTTCTTGGGTGCTTGCAGTACTCAGTTTAATTGGAATGTGGAATGTAGGGAAATACCGACTTTGGGCTTGGATTTATTTAGGTTGCCTAGAAATCCTTTGGACTTTTTATGGTATAATGACTAAACAATACGGATTTATCTTACTCACCGTTGGATACATAACGATTTATGTGATAAACTATAAAAGATGGAAACAGAAAGAAAACTAATTGAATTGGCAGTGGTATGACTGGTTTTTCTTTGTAGTCCTTGTTATAATATTCTTATGGTTTTTATATTGGGGACTTAAAGATTAATATATGGCTCTATGGCGTAATGGCAGCGTAGGGGACTTTTAATCCTTCAGGTCTAGGTTCGAATCCTAGTGGGGCCACTATGACTAATCAACAAATATTATATGCAATAGAAAAATATCCTGATAATATGATATCTTCAATTGAAGTTATATGTGATATCTATAACATAGACATTTTTCATGCTTATGCTATAGTTCAAGATGAGCATGGACCGTTATATGATAACTCTCCATTATTAAAATAATATAGAGAAAGGACTGTAATTTGAATACAGCCACTGACAGCCGTAATGTTATTGATTACTATAAGTATTGGAATGAGGATGCTATTAAGGCATCTTTAGATAAGGTGAGGTTTCCGTTTGTTGTTGCAATCGAAAACTTTGACAAGGATTTTAATATTTCCACTACCATTCGTAATTGTAATGCTTTTACTGGAAAAGAAGTATGGATTCTTGGGCGTCGAAGGTGGGACCGTCGCGGTGCTGTCGGTACTCATCACTATGAGCATCTTAAGTTTGGTGCATCTCTACAGAATACGGTAGATGCTCATCCTGACTATCGTGTGGTAGTATTTGAAAACTACAATAATGCACAGGATATCCGTGAGTATGATTGGAACGAAAAGACTATTATGGTTTTTGGGCAGGAAAGCATTGGAGTTACCGACAAGGCTATGGATCTTGCTGACGACGTTGTTTATATTCCTCAGTTTGGATCTACCCGCTCTCTTAATGTTGGAGTGGCTAGCGGTATCGCAATGTATTCTTATATTCAGCAGTTTGGAGGTTGATAATGAGTTATCGAATTAAAGAAATTCGCACTACATTGGCACAGGCTAATTATTATCCAGCAGGGTTGAGTGCAGATCTAGACGCGCAGTTGCGAGATAAGATGCAAAGCGATATTGAATGGTTGTTGAATGAACTTGAACGTCTGCTAAAGGAAACAGTATGAGTGACCGCCTCGCAGAGATACGCGCACGGCTGGATGCGGCTCCATCGGCTTGCGACTGGTGGGTAGAAAAACTTCCAGATAAGGAGTAATTAATGGCTAATAAGATTGAAGAGTTTCTTGCTGTAACTGAGAATATGGCAGAGCGCTCTACACTTAAGCGCTTTCAGGTCGGTGCCCTTATCCATAGAGATGGAGAGATTAGCACCGGATGGGCGCATATGTCCGATCTTAAGTTGCAGAGTTATATTTCTATTCATGCAGAGATTCATGCCCTTTGGAGGGCTAACCCTAAGTTCCTTGAAGGAGCAGATTGTTTTCTTGTAACTCTATCTGCCAAGAGTAAGAATCGCACTAATAGCAAGCCCTGTAAGTCTTGTATGGCCCACCTTTACGATGCGGGTATTCGTAAGGTCTATTATTCTGTAAGTAATGATGAATATGGCGAGATTGATTTTAGGCATGGTTTTCCTGATATCAAGATGATTAAGGCTCGCACGGCAGAAGATTGGAGTAATAATTAGATGTATGACTATCTAGTGGTTGGAGCAGGATTATTTGGAGCAACGTTTGCTCGCATCATGACCGATTCTGGAAAAAGTTGTTTAGTAATTGATAAGCGAGAGCATATTGGCGGCAACGTATATACAGAAAAGCATGAGGGCATTCATGTTCATAAATATGGTCCTCATATTTTTCATACATCAAATCAAGATATTTGGGATTTTGTAAATAAATATGCAGAGTTTAATAATTATACTCATAGGGTTAAGGCATTCTATAAAAGAAAATTTTATACTTTACCTTTCAATTTAAAAACATTTAATGAAATTGCTAATGCTTCTAGTATTAAACAATTGCAAGGTTGGATTGAACAATGGAACGAACTACCAAACAAACAATCTAATTTAGAAACTTGGGCAATATCACAAGTAGGTCCAGAAGTTTATAAAACGCTTATTAAAGGCTATACAGAGAAGCAGTGGGGCAAACCTCCGTCAGAGTTGCCAGCAGATATTATTAAACGTCTTCCTATTCGTATGACTTTTGATGATAACTATTTTAATGATACTTATCAGGGTATCCCAGTAAACGGATATACAGATATGATATCTAATATTCTTAAAGATATTCCATATCTAACAAATATGCCATATGCTCATCATCTTAAAGAATTGGCTCATAAAGTCGTTTACACAGGACCAATTGATGAGTTTTTTGATTATGAACTGGGTAAACTTGAATATCGTTCATTAGATCTTGTAAATGAAGTTTATGAGTCTGAATATTATCAAGGTTGTGCCCAAATAAATTATACAGAAAAGTTTATTCCTCATACGAGAATTGTTGAGCATAAGCATTTCTACCCCGGACTAAAAACAGACAAAACAATCATTACTAGAGAATTTCCTACAAAGTTTGGCGAACCTTATTACCCAATAAACGATAAGAAAAACAACGATCTATATAATGAATATAGAAAAATGGCTAAGGTAAAAGCACCAAAAGTTATTTTTGGAGGTAGGCTTGGCAACTATAAATACTATGATATGCATCAAGTTATTGGACAAGCAATGAAATATGCTAAACTAGAAAAAGAAGAAAAAACGAACAATTAAATAGTGGTTACTTGGGGATGAATTAGTTTCGACCTATAGAGAAGCCAAATCAATCAGCGGTTAGTTACCTCATAACTCCTGCTTGGATAAGCAAATAAACATAAATGGCAACTTAAATGAAGTCATCGTTCCAGACACTTTCCCCGCCTCATGGGTAGAGGAATTTGCTGGAGTAGCCGCTTAGTCTACAACTACTAAGCACAGTAGTAAACCGAAGTACAATGTAGTATAATATGCTGTATAAGTTGATTTGAGGGAACTATATGGGACACCGGGGCAGAGCCGGTCATCTCCATACAACGCGGGGTGGAGAAGTGGTTATCTCGTCGGCTTCATGCGTCGAAGATCGAAGGTTCGAATCCTTCCCCCGCTATATGTTACATAACAAAAATAAAATTAAGAAGGCCCGCATAAAGCGGGCCTTTATTTTTGGGTTAGTAACACTAATTGCAAACTTACTATATAAGAAAGGAGTAGTATATAAGAAGATGATAGGACAGTTTATTATTATTTATAGCGCCGCTTTGCTTGACATACTGTATGGTGCTGCTGCTATAATACATAAAGGAAAGGATGAATAATGGAAGTATGGATTAGAGATAATGAAAGTGTGGCTCTTTTATATAGAGTCCATGAAGAAGAGCGCACAATGTTTAAAGAATTTGCATTTGATTTTTACCAACGCTCACCCCTCGGATGGGTAAAAATTGGCAACACGCATAATTTTTCATCAAAAAAGACCGCCATTAAAAGTTTGTCTAGAATGGGTTATCAGAAAGATCCTGATCAGAAAGATCTATATCCAGTTGGGGATCTTCTTTCGCTATAAGAAGTTCAAGAGTTTGCTCTGATTCTTCCTCTACCTCTCTCATTATGGCTAAAATATTCTCTAAAGAAAAATCTATCTGGTCGTAAGAGGGGTTTCCAATAGATAGATGCATAATTTTTTTACACCATTCTATTGCCTCTTTAACATTATAACGATCAGATAGTTCCTTCTTAATACAGCGTGGGGGACGAACTCCAATAAAAAATGCATGAGTTCCTTCTTTGTCTTTTAGAAAGTCCTCAAGCATATCTGCTCGTATTTCTTCTGTTTGGTTATTAGCAAAAGAAGAGATGAGTAAGTTGCCCTTACCCTTTGGTTCAATAAGATAAATACCTTTTTTATCTTCTATACTAAGTATTTGTTCTTCTATTTCTTGAAAAGAACCATATTTAATAATCACTATTACATTATATCATGTTTTAATAATATAATTCATTACTAGATAGGGTGGCATATTTGTGTGAGAAGATCCCCCACCAGTATTATTAATTGTCACATTTGCGTATCCAGTATTTGTTGTTAGCGACCCGTTTGCTCCATAAGTGGCAACATCAAATGCTCCAGTATCACCACCACCTAAACTATCACCACCAGCACTTGTTGGGTATGTATGAGTGTGACCAGAATCTGTTGCAACGTGAGAGTGAGAAGGTATTTGTGTTACATCAAGAGTAACATTTTCTGTTCCTCCAGCATCTCCTTCTGACCTTCCATTTCCCGTACCGATAGGCATACGAGTAGAAAGATCTGGAACATTAAAGGCAGTACCACTACCACCATAATTGTATTGAACAACTGCGAATAAATCTGGGTAATCTGCTGTACCGATAGATGCTCCATCGCACAATAAGTATCCACTAGGGGCAGAAGTTCCCGCATAAGGTAAAACGGCTCCTACTGGGTTAGCGTAACTATTTAAATGGTTTAAATTGTCTCTTACTTCTGTATTCCACATTGTAACGGTTAAAGTTCCGTTACCAACGGCAGTAGATGGTGTTGTGTAACTCATTTTTGTTCCTTAATATTTATCCTAATCATTACCAAAAGTAGACTCATCAAATATAGCCTGATCGAATATAATTCCTTGATTTGTATCTTCTGTTGCTGAAAAAGAATCGTCAACAGTAATTGATCTGCTAGACAATTCTCTTAATCTCCCCATCTTTGCATAATGAGGAATTATTTCATATCCATATATCCAAGCGTTTGTTGTGTATGCTCTTGCTCTAACTTTTAATTTATTATATTCAGAAATTGCTGCAATATAATCCTTATTTATTTCATTTTGATCAAGAACTTCTTGATGGATAGAGATATTATCTATGAATATAAACGGGTAGTCTGGATTAAAACTATTAAAAGTATTATGAGGAATAGTTGCTGTTGGTCCCGGTATTTTTAATTTATAATCAAAAATTAGATCTGATGACAAGTTTTCATTAGCGATCAAATCTCCATCCCAGTATAAAGTTAAAATACTTCCGTGATAGTCATATGTAAAACATGCTGTATGCCAATTTTGATCGTTCCAAGTAGGAACAGTTGCAGTTACTGTTCCTACATTATTAGAAGTAAAGACTAAATTGTTTGTATTTTGAATTGAGAAAGACCAACTATTTGTATCAGAAGCAAGAGCATCTTGACAAGAAAGAATTGTAATATCATTATTAATTGTGTCTGTATAAAATCTTATTGAACCAGTTATATTTGTTGCAGAACCCACTCCAATTCCAAATATTTCTCCTAAAGTTACAGTTCCTCTTGTTTCTAAATAACTTTCAGTACCTCCATAAATTGCAATTGCTTTGTTATTTTTAAACTTTTTAACACTTTCAGGAATATAATAATCATTTGCTCCAACAGAACCTACTCCAGAAATTGCAATTGACTCTCCTGTTGGAGATAACCAGCCGGGAGTATTCACAAGATAGTCATTTAGGCTACCAATACTTGTTGTTATAAATTCTCCAACCGTATAACTAACGTCGTCTTTTGGCAGCACATATCCAGCATCCCCTGTATTAAATTCCCAAAGTATATAAGGATTTTTATTAATGATTGATGTATAGTAATTTTGAGATGCAAAATTGATAGATTTGTATTCTCCATTGATTGCATCTAAAAATGGAACATAAGTTCTTCCGTCGTTATTTGATGCTTCCCATTCTACTGCCTCTAGCGTTAGTTGAACATCTTCAATCCAAAAATATCCATAGGGATCTGTAATGGGTGGGATAGGTTCTATTTCTCCATAATGACCAATTTCTAAAACAAATTGATTATTATAAAGCACATTAGTTGATAATGGAATATCAACTTCATTCCATTCGTTTGGTACAAGATCGGGCAAATCTTGAAGATAAAGAACTCTTGTTTTATTTTCGTTCCAAAATACAATTCTAAAATCTCCAACATTTAATAAATCATTAAATCTTATTTTTGTTTTAAATATAAGTTTTGAAAAATCATTAATTTTTAATTTTGACTTATATTGAACAGCAGCAATTTTTGCATCTTCTTTTTTAATAATTTTAAGAGATTTTGATCTATAAAATATATTTGTATCTTCTTCTACAACAACATCATCAATATCTGCATTTTGTGGATTTGCAATAAAGCCGCATTCTGTTTTTCCTGAAAAATTAAAATTGTTAGTATTTTGTACTCTTTCAAAATCTTCAATATTTCCAGATAGTAATTCAATATCTGGAACAGAACTTGAAAATAAACTGACTGCTTTTACAGGACTATAAGAATTAAAAGTTTTAGATTCATATTCTGCAAGAACTGCTTCTTTTGAATAAATGTAATCTACATTAAATCCACCTACTTCAGAAGGTTTAAATTGATATCCTGCATACCCTTTACCATAATCATCTAAATCTATATCTAAGACTTTGCCTCTAAGCCAAGGATTAGAAATATTTTGTTTTCCTGTTTCAATAATTCTTTCTTTTACAAAACCAGAGCCATCTTCACTTGAAAATAATATTGATTCCCATTTATTTCCAACAAAGTTTGTTACAAAAAAATAATCTCCTTGCGTTATGGGTTCGTCGTGGATAATATTAAAAACTTCATTATCTAAATTACCTAAATGGTCTTCATACATTTTAATTTCTATATTATTTGATGTAATTAACAATTTAGAACGTAAATATGAATTAGCGTCTGCTGCAATCGTAGGATAAAAAGCAGTCCCGGGATATACACCGCTGGTACTTGGATAAGTAACACTACCACCACTAATAGCCGCTGTTCCAAAAATAAAATCAGGATTTACTCTCCCAAACATGGAAAATTCTGTTGTTCCAGAACTCGGCGCAGTCTGCAAACTAATTTTTGCAACATATGTAAAATCTTTAACTTTTAAACCATTTTGTATTAAAACAGGCATATCATTTTGAGATACAGTGGGCCAAGTTTCTCTACTCAAAACTCCAGTTTTATTATTTACATTAGCATAAGAGTGTGAATATGTGGTTGGAACCATTTTTAGTTGACCAGTTCTAAATACAAAAGACCCACCATTGCTAACTATATTAAATTTAATTCTTTTTAAAGATGAAAGATCAACGACTCCAGAATCAGGAATTGATTGATTTGTCAAAACATTTCTATTAATTTTCCATAAATGGTCTGCGGTCCCAGCGTCAATTATTGGTATCTCTAATTCGCTTGAATCAAATGGTATTGTAACAGTATTTGCAGGGTCTAGATTTAAAGAAGAACTAAAAGTGACAGTACTAGCGCTTAAGTCTATTGTTGTAGGATCTGCTGTACCCGGTAAGTCCCATAATGCCATTTGAAGGTAATGAGTTCCTGTACTAAAAGAACCTTCTAATAAATTATCATCATAAATAGTTTCAAACTCAACTGTTCCATTAACTGGAACAGCAATTCCGTCGTCATAATTTCCATTAGCATTATTATTGACAGGGATTCCAGTTTCTAATTGAAATTGATTTTGAGAGTTTGCTATAAACTGAGTATAGTCATTTAAAGTTCCCTGATTTATTCCAGCATACACCCAATTTTCTTGGTTTTTTGTTAAAACAGTTCCTATTGTTGGGACAGACCCATTAGTAAAATAATATTCGTTACTAATTGCCCATTTTCCATCTACTTTTTGTTGGTAATAAGTATGGTACTGCTGATCATAGTTAGAAATTGAAACTTCTTTTATAAAAAGATTACATGCTCTAACTGTATAAGAAGGATCAGAAAATAATTCTACAGTTCCACTACCATCTGAGACTAATCCATATTCTAAATATGCCATTTAAAACGCCACCCCATCAAAATTTTCAGATGCAAACTCAGGCATCACATTTTCTCCTGTAGAAATTAAAGAATCTGCGCTTAATGTCCATCTCCAATCGTTTGCAGAAAATTCATTTTTTTCAATAAAACTTTCGTCATTTAATGTAATTATATAATTTCTATCATCAAAAGTTTTAGTTTTATCTCTTTTATAAAATTTAATATCTTTAATTCCTACATAATAACCAACTTGTGCATTTCTTGGAGATTCGACAATTTTATAAGCATGACGACATTTTTTCATAAACCACATATCGGGCCAATTTTTTTCTTCTTCAATAGGAACTCTATTTGATTTAGAAGAAACATTAACTAATGTTTTTGGCAGTATGTAATTCTCTGTTTTCCAAGAATTTGTGTCTAAAGATTGCAACAATGTTTGAAACTTTGAATCAGAAACGCGATTTGTTACTGTTTGTAAAAGACTATTGTGATATAAGTTATCAACAGTATTTGGATAAAAATTAACATCAGATATTTGAGAACTACGACTAGTTTCTTGTTCTGGGTTTTTCCAGACCTGATATTCATCAAGTACTGTGCTTTTTACGTTTTCTTTAATAAAATCAACAACACTTTTTGAAATTTCAGAAGTTAATTTATCAGACTCTGGAGTTACAATTCCGGTATTAATAAAAGTAGTTTTTACTTCAGAATATTGATTAGAGTCCGTTGTTGGAGTGTTAACAACTGAGATAAAGTCTTTTGCTAGTTCTTCAACCCAAGTGGGAAATAACCGATATTTTATTTTTTCTTGAGTATTTGGAAAATTGTACGGAGTTGTTGCGAGTTTAGAAAATTCAATTTTTATATATTTTGCATAAATAGTATTAGGTAATTGATAACTCTCTTTTGATAAAACATAATGACGAGGAATGGGATTCCATAATTTGTTTTCCCAACTAGTTAAAGAGTCATCAGTTGAATAATAAAAATGCATTATACACCCGGGAGTGAGAGGATCAATAAAGATTTCATCTATTGCAACAGACTCCCCTGCCTGACTCACATCAAAGTAAAGCGCTTCAACAGCAAACTTGTCTGGGTTAATCTGACTCTTCCAATACTTATTCTTTTTTGTTTTAAATCTGTTCTCTAGCGAATATTGATTTAAAGAAGTTCTATAAGAATTGCCTAACATATCAATAGTTTGCATAGCAACAAAATCATCAATAGACGCAATAGAGTATAAAAATCTTATATTTCTCACTTCAACTGACCAATCGAAAGGTATGGAGTTGTTAAACGGAAAAGCATCATTTCTTTTATAAAATTCAATTTTTATTTTATTTGTTTCTATTAATTCAAAGTATGGATTCATATACTGCCATGAATAATTAAAAACATTTTGATAATAAACGGACAAATCAGTTTCTATATCCGTTCTATAGTTAACTTCAATCCAATCCAAAACATCTTGGGACCAATAATAGATTTTTATATCAATAGGTTTTTGACAAATTTCAAACTCTATATTGTTTACAGGCTGATTTGTTAATAAATCAATTTCTAATGTCTCTGTTATTTCAGAGGGTTTTTCTTCTGAAGCCCAGAAGAATCTTTTTTGAACAGCATTTTGTTGATTAGCAAAATATCCTACAGGATAAGATCTATCTACAGTATAGATTCCTTTATTTGTAGAAGATCTGTAAAGCCAAGGACTAAAAATGTAATTATTTTTAATTACATTCGTTAGCGCATTTTGTGGCGTGTAAGAATAATTTTTATTATCCTCTATTTCATTTAAATGTTCAAATAATTTTTTTTGTTCAAAGTTAAAAGCGCCAGTATGATAACTAGACCCAGTAATGTTAAAAATTGGAATTGTTTCTACTGTTTCACTTTTTGACTCAAAGGCAGCATACGGTGCGCTTTTTTCTTGACCCAATTCAATCCAATTGTTGGTAGATGAATAAGAGTAATCTAAAAGATTTTTACCAATTACTTTTTTATCAATATAAAAATAATTACTAGTAGATTCCATATTGTCTACATCAAAAGGCACTTCTGTTTGCAAACTTTCGCCAGAGTAAATTGATACAATCGCATTTGAAGGAACAAATCGGTTTAGAGTTTCAGTAACTCTTCTTTTTTCTTCAATAGATAGAGTTTGCTCAGATTGTGGAATTATAATAATTTCTTGAAAAGCGTTAGTTTTACTTAAATTTCGAATGCCGATTGGATCGTCAGATTGGATATCATCTAAGTATTTCCAATTTTCTTGTATATAACATTCATATCCAGAAGAGGCTCTTGAAAGAATTTTTATTCCATCGTAAGAATTTCCATACTGAAAAAATCTCATAAAATCTTGAGTTCTTGATTTAAAAGAAGCGTCTTTGTATTTAATTGAAGACCATTGTTGTTCTGTTAACAATTGATTATATGGATCATAATCATATAACTCTTTTTTTGCTCTAATTAAGCCAAATAAATTAGAAAAAAGAGTATCTATATCATTAAAATTTGTACCGTTAAGAGTTGTATAAAGGCGAGGGGCTAACAATCCTTTTTTAACTCCAAGTACACCTGAGTCGCCTAATAAAGAATATAAAAATTTATATAAAGTACTGTTTTCATTTAAATTGTAAATTTCTTCAGGAAAAAATTTTCTAATATATTCCAAAAAATCTGAAGTTGGATTTAATCCTTCAACAATTTCTCTTTTTTCTACTAATTGACCATTTGAAAGAAGAGTAAAAATATCAGCCATTTAAGACACCCATGTACCCTTTGTCTTTTGAACAGGCTTTGTTCCATCAACAGGACCAATACCATAAAGTGCAGGCAGATCAATTTCATCTAATGTAAAATCATTAGTAAAAGTTTGTTTTATACTTTCATCAGGATTAATTTCTTGAATTCCATAATAGGAAGAATAAGAAGTGCCCGCAACATCACTGGCAGTTGGAATTCTTGCATTTAAAACACCCGGAACATCATATACTAAAGCAACAATATCACTAAATTGTACAATTGCTCCAAATGGGTTTGAATTAAAATATGTACTTAATGCTGTAAATATGGCATTATTTGTCGCTTCTACATTAAAAGTATTATCATAGATAATTTCAAGATTTATAAGAAATTGTCTGAAATTAGCAGCATGAACAAGAACATCTTGATTTATTTGTTTGTGAGCGTCAATGACTCTGTTTGTCAATAAAGGCAATTTATTAAAGTAATATTCGACAGAATAAGAACTATTTGCCACAGCACTACCCATAGCAGCACTTATCTCAAGACCATCACGACAACGTTCACTATCTCTAATATTTGTTATATCCTTAGCAAGCCAATAGTCTTGATTTAATTCCCAAGTATAGCCATCTACAGTTATCTGTTCTGGAATTGAAACAACAGGAACCCATGTTAGATTTATTAAATAATTTCCATCAGAACAAACGCTACCACTAGATTGTCTAATATAGTTTTCATTATAATATGGATTATCTACTACAGTTACAAGCAAATTACCATACCCATAAATTACATCAGTAGCAAATTCTGTATTTTGACCTGAAATATAAATATCTATTTTATTTAGATTTGAATAATTTAAAGTTTCATCTAATATGTTTCTACTCCATTTAGAAATATATTCATGTTCTAGGAAAACGACTTTGCCTTCAGATAACGCCTCGGTGGGAGGTTCAATAAAATCAGTAATTTCTATATTGTCATTAAATAAAGTTAATGCAGAAATAGCAGTTCCACTTGCTGCTGAGGCAGTTATAACTGTTCCTGAAGAAGAGTAAGATATTGAAGAAGAACCTAGTGAATATATTTCATGAGTTCCATCTAAAGCAGTTCCAATTCCACTTAAACCAGTTACTGTTACAGTTCCAGTTGTTGCAATACCTTCTGTACTAGCAGTTCCATTATTAAGAGTTAAAGTAACAATATTATTAGCATCTCTTGCTACAGTTGTAACATCAAATACTGCTTCTGGAACAACACTTCCTATTTGATACCAAGTGTTGTCATATAATAAATCTCTTCTATAAACATTTTTATATTGAACAGTTCCCCCGGCAGAAGATGTTCCTGATGAATTTTCAATGTCTGTAATTGTTACAGAGCCTTGTTCTAAGACCGCAGTACCGCTTAATGGAGATAAAGAACTTTCTCCACCCGGATTATATTTATAAGTATAAGCATACTGGTATTCGCCAAAAAGATTACCACTATCTATATCTTCATAAGAAGTTAAAGACACAGTTCCGTTTGGTGCTGGATTAACTGCAAAACTGTCAACAGAAATGCTAGGATATTTTATGTCTCCCAGAGTGTTTCTAGTAAAAGTATAATCGCTATCTGGGCTATAGAATTTAGTATCGTTGTCTTTTCTGTCACTTAAATAATAATTTTGATTATAAATATATTTTGCATTTCTATTTTCAGAAACCGCAGTCCCAGATGCGTCAATTTGAATGTATTCTTCAAATTTATTTGATGCTTTAAGAATAACTGCTCTATTTGTATATTGATTAGCAACAGATAACGCAAGAAACTGATCTTCAATTCCCGCAATATTTCTAAATAAATTATTCTTAAATCTTATTTTAAGTTCGTCGTCTGTTTCTGAACTTGTTCCACCGTAAGTAGCAACTTCATTTGTGATTGAAGAAATATTACTTAGGTTTCCAGTAGAAACTGTAATTTTATCTGCGGCAACGTTTCCGTTTCCTCCAGCAAAAGTAGCCTCAATTGGAACTTTAGCAAACAACTGATTTTCTGAGAGAGTTGCATCAACAGAGGTTATAAAATTAACAGCAGGAGAGGCTGCATTCGCAACTGTACTGAGTTGAGTTCCAGCAGGAATAAAAACTGGAATGCCATTCGTTTGATTACGACTAAAAGTTACTTGACCAATTGCTCTTTTTGCAGTTTGTCTAGAAAACCCAAAAAGTTGAACAAAATCATCAAGATCAGATCCAAATTTTGTATCAATATCAAATTGATAATCTTCTATAAAACCTTGAAATTGAGTTTCAGCAAGTGCTTGAGCAACTGCATCAATAATTTTTCTTTCAGGAGTTCCTAATTCGGCGGAAATTTCAGGATCTAATAGATACAACTGATCCCTCATTTTTTTACTAAATTCTTCTTGAGTCCACATCAGATTCCTCTAACAGTTGCTTCGTTTTGTATTGGTATATTTAATCTATACAATTCACCGCTTATTGTTTCTAAATTAACAGAAATATATAAAGTATCATAATTTTTAATATAATCTATATTAAAATTATTAATAATTTCATCCTGATCATAAGTAACGATTCTACCAAACTGGTTTATTTCTTGTTCTATCCTCATTCCTTGGTAAGACTGATAATAACGAATAAGTCTATTTATTTCTGAAACAACTAAATCTTCGTATTCTTCAGGTAAAACAACCATTTCTTTATTAATCATATAAGTTTTACCTTGCTCTCCATATTCAATCAGAGAACCAAGATCTGGGTTCATAGGATCGGTGCCAACAGGATGACGAATCCAGCACATCAAATCTTGGACGACCTTTTCTGATCCCCTTACAACTTCTAAGTTATTATCATATCCTTTTGCTAAATCTCCGTTAGAGATTTTAAGGCTCCAAGTCATTTTTTATATATTCCTCTATAATTAGGTTGCGCTATTCACCACTATGTAGTCACAGTTATAGGTTCAATTCTGATCCATCTATTGAAGAAAGATGCTGTACCGGCAGGTGCATAATCTGGATCTTTTCTATACTGAATAGAAAGTACGTCATTTTTATTAAAATCTAATTTATATGTAGTACTAACGGCCTCTGGTTTATCTTTTTGAGAAGCATAAATAGTTAGTGTAGCAGCAGGAGCGGAACCATTTACAGATAAGCCTAAATTAAATCCTGTATTGTTTGCATCTGATTGTGCTTCAGCCCCTCCTGAAAGAATATATGTTCCATCATAGGGGACAGTAATTGCCGGTGCCGTTCCTACCCAAGCAGTTCCTGTGTTAGTGGTAGTGCCGGGAGTAAAGTGAACATGAGAGGGACCACCAATAAAGTTCCATTCTGTATTTAATTGATTATATCTAAATGACCAAATAAGCCTATCGTCATCATCTTCTAATAATAACTTTTCTTCTTGTCCATCAAGCAAATTTGCTGTAGAAAGTCCAGATACTAACGGTGATACTAATTTAGTTGTATAAATAAGAGTTCCTGCTGAAAATTGATTTAGAGTACCAGAACCAAATAGAGCCGTTCCGGGTAAAGTGTTTTCTTCAAGATTTCTCAAACTTGGAGCCGCTTTATTAAAATCCATAACTATTTCTTGATCTGCATCTACATAAAGAATATTTTTACTTTCTATTCTAACATCCCCCGGACTAAGATCTGTAATTTTTCTTAACTGATCATCGCTTTCAAAACGAGCATATAGATTCCAGTTGTTGTCAATTTTTTTTACAATCCAGTATTCGTCTATTCTCGGAATTTGTATATAGGGAGAATAATAAAAAGAATAGGCAAGTCTAATAGATTGCCCATACATATCTATTCCTTCAATATATCCATTTAAAGGATCACATATAGTTATTTTTATTCTATTGTATATAACTTGAGAAGGAGAATTAATAAACTGTGCCATTTTAACTTATTCCATCCAATTTATCCCATTGAGCCGCTAGTTTTTTTGTACTTTTTCTCCCATTGAGCCATTCCTTATAAGTTTGCTTTTTTCCTGTCGTACTTTTGTTCATAGGAACAACTGTCGCTGGTCGCGCTCCAGAAGGAGGTCTTACTGCGACCATACCAATAGGATCTTTTGTTTCGTCATAATCTGTCATTCCCGGAGCAATCAAAACTGCTGAAGTACTAAATCCACTAGAATAACTAAATGTATGAGTTACATCTTGAACATAAAAAGTAAAACTTTTTATATTATTTTGATAATTAGGAATTTCAATAATCATGCCGGGAAATAGTTCAGGCATAAAAGTAAATTCTGCTCTTGAAATAAATTGTTCTGCCCATTTAGTCATAAAGGTATGATATGCGTAAAAAAATTCAACAATAGGATGACGAATAGTAAGATTACTTTCTGTGTAAGGTCTTGCTCCATATTTTTCTAGAAAATTAAGAGAAGATTCTTTTTGATTAAATTCAAAATCTTCACCATCATCTGTTCTTTCTTCTTTATCTTTTTTTGTTTTATCTTTTGTCTTTTCTTCTTTATTTAATGGATAAAGAAAAGAATCTAATATTCCTTCTTGTTCAATTGTAATTACTCCAGCACCTTGTAATTTTTCATACCAATCGGAATTAGCAGAGGGGAAATTGCCAATTCCGTAAGGGTTTCCCATAATATAAACATGAGTAGTAAGATACTTATCAGAAAAATCAATTGTACATTTTTTAATTTCTAATTGACTAATTCTAAGCCACGGAGTTCTTTTTGCAATATTAAAATAATCGGGATACCAAGCAATAAAATCGCCATTTGGAAGAGAAGCAAAATTACGCATTGAACCAATTGCTATATCTTTAACACTGTCAAATAAAGGAACGTCATTTTGTAATGCTCTTTTACCTCTCAACAAAAGTGAATCAACTAGACTTCCGGGGAATTGATAAGCAACATTAAAGGCTGCTCTATTAAAATTAATTGCATCTTGATAGTTTTTAGAATCATCATTTCCGCTACTAGAACCGCCAGACACATCTGTAGATGCGCCATCTAAAAATGGCATTGGGTCAATTCCAGCAGAATATGGTGCATTATATGAACCTTTTGCCATTCCAAAATGTAAATGGGGAGGACCAGCCTTACCACTTAAACCAATTTGTTGACCTCCAGTGACTTCATCTCCGACTTTTACAATTGTGGAACTCAAATGAGCAAGATAAGCAGAATATCCAGTATTTCCTTCTAAACCAACTCTAATCCCAGCCATTTTAGGATCGCTAGAATCAAGTAGTCCTTCTTTTACTATTTTCCCACTAAAAGGAGCAAAAACAGGAGTGCCTTCAGGGACTCCCATATCAACAGCATAATCGCTTTGCCAATTGTTCTCCGGTCTCGCTTTGTGACCAGCAACGCCACCTAAATTATTCCATTTTACACCGCCTAGCGGGTTAAAAAATTTTTCACTCCCCACGACGGAAGTTCCATTACCGCGATCAGTAGTATCTTCTTTATTTGGGTTTCCTTCAGCAATAGTTTTTTGAATTTTTCCTTTAGATTTCATTTTTATAGCATAATCATAAATAGCAATTGCTATCTGCCATGCCCAATCATCGGTTTCAGGAATCCATTCTGAACTTTTATTTGGAAGTTGTAGATACGCACAAGTTGATGCCGCAGTATAGAAAAATCCGGGAATTGATCCGTTCCAAGAATTTTTTGCGGCCTCTTCTGAACTAAAACTTTGTGATCCTCTAATTGCAGTTAATCCATTGCCACTCTTTTTTGAATTAGGATTGTTCTTTGCTTTTCCTAGTAAATTGATAAAATTATTAGAATTTTTTATTAAAGATTTGTCATTTTTAATTACGTCCCGTCCAAAGATACTTGAAGGTTTCTTCCAATCAGACCCATATTGACCCGTATTCAAAGGACCGCGATAACCCTGAGTAATGCTTGGATTAGTTAAATTAGGACTGCTACCCTTTGGTGTAACATAGTAACAAAAATCTTCATCTCTATCAGAATCAGTATGATCTATTGCTAAATACAAATCTCCTTTCCAACCTTTTGTAACATCTGAATGATAAACTATTTTAATATCAATTGGATCAACTTCTTTAATTTTTTTTGATTTATTTATTCTATTTTGTGTAGCAATTATTTCATTTACTCTATCTTTAATTCTTTTAGCAATATCTCTATTTTTTGCCATTCTATTAATACTAGATTCTACTTCATATCCTCTTGCAAAAAAATCTAATTTTTGATATCCATTTAAAAACGTATCATTATTTGCTCCAGCACCAACTGCTTCTAAATACACTGTTAAAGTATTATTGTCTCTAGTCCCCGTTCCAGCGGCAGAGTTTCTTGTCGGGCTTGCAGCATCTTCTACTGCTTTTTCATATTTTGGACCACGAACGGGAAAATTAGGATTGGCTCCCATTTTTTCCATAAAACTCTTTACATTTTTAGGCCAATTTGCATTATCATTTCTAGGATCAGAAACAGGTGCCCAAACAGAACCAATTTCTTCAACAGTATATTTCCCATCATATTCGCTTTTCGATTCCCATGTTATGGTAGCCATCTTGGGAATCGAAACTTCCCAAGAAGGATAAGAATAATCTGTTCCTAGACCTCCGGGATTATGTCTGTTTACAGCAGGTTGGTGTTTACCATAAGAAGTTTCTAATAAAGTGATTGCAATAAGAAATCTTGGATCAACTTTATGCTTTGTCCCAACATTGTAGTAAGTTGGCAATTGATCAATAATCCATTGTGCTACATCAACACTTTTTAAATAATTCAAGACTTTTTCTTCGTCTACTAATACATGAGTTCCTGACCCTCCTACACCACCACCACCATCTCCTGACGGTTCAGCCCCAAGCCAAGCATCTAAAAATTCTTTTGCTGATTCCCAAGTTTGATCTTCTACAATAAAGTTTCTAAACATTGGCTCAACAGTGTCTAACCATTCTTGAGGAAGAGGTTCAATGTAAACAGTATCTGGGTTCCAACCTCCCACATCAATTAAAAGAAAACTAAGTAGTTTAGGAAAACCTTGATCTTCAATGTCTCCAGTTCCTGTTGAATCTGCTCCGGGAGGCTGAAATACATTAAATCCACTATCATTATTTTGAACAATCATACCCATTTGCAAAAAAGCCTGCATTACGTTGGGAAGAGTTGGGTCAAAGTAAGTATATTGCAATCTTTTTAGAGAACAACTTGCTTCGATAACAACTGGCTCTGGAACGAACTGAACTAAAGGTACTAAATCAATATAGCCAGAAAACACTAAAATTGGCTTCGTTTTTTTAAGATAAACTACGATCCTATCCATAGGACGAATTTTGCCTGATAATAAAATAGAAGTAGTATTGTCTTCTGACCCACCAGATCTTCTACCTTGAAGAACAAACCTAGCAGTAGAAACGTCATTTGATCTTCTTTCTATTGACCCTTCAATTATATCATTAGAAATATCAATAGGGGGGACTAATTTGCCCTCATCGTCTGTTTCATTAGGCTGTATATAAACACGAACTTCTGGAGAATAGGCGATTCGTCTTCCCATTTTAACTTCCTTTCGCTCCCTTTGTCCCGTCGTTTATTCCTGAAATTGGATCGTTATTAGAAGTGAACGGTTGTCTAGCGGGATTAAATGGTTTAATTGCTCCAGCATCTGTTGAAAAAATTGCAGGAATTTTTTGACCATCTTTTATTGTCGCCGTTTTATTAGTTGGGTACTTTATAAATTCACTAAATTTTGCATTTCTATTAAAATTAATATCATGAGGATCTGTCAAATCTCTAAAAATAACAAATTCAAAAACAAACTCTGGAGCAACTGGGATACCTTGATTTTGAACAGATACTCCAGCCTGAAAACTCATAACTACTCCCAATGATCTAACTCCAGCCCCGGGAATTTCTAATAAAAATAAATTATTATGATCAATAGTTGCATTAACTTGTTGTTCTCTAATAAATTTTGCTAATGCATTATATTCTGCTTCATCTTTACAAAGTCCTTTGATTTGAAAAGGATTTCTTTTAAAGTATTGAGGATAAAATTTATTATAAAAACGAGAAACAGCATTTTGTCCAACTAAGCCATATCCATAATTTACTTCTAGTACCCATAAATCAAAAGAAGCAGTGTCTTGTGGTAAAGTAAACTTTCTATCTTCTTCTTTATTATCAGAAGCGGCTTGATTAAATCCTAATTGACCGCTTTGACTATAAGAGTCTGTTCCATAAGAAATTTTTTTAAGAAATGCTTTTCTTTCACCAGCATTTTTATTGATTAATTGTTGCTGTTTTGGAGTTATCTTTTTTTCAGACATTTATTCCAAACCTATCTTCAATTACTTTTTGTACTTCTGATGTAACGTTCCTATCTATTACGTCTGGGGGATAGGTAAAACCTGCTTGCGAAAGTGCATCAGATTCAGTTATATCAAAATTGTTCACAAATTCAGCATATGAGGCTCCAAGTGACCGGGCTTCTTCGCTTACCGAAATATCACTTGTTGCAGTGGGATCAGACCATTGAATAAATTCGACAAAACCAATTCCACCTTTATTGTATTTAAGTTGATTTGTTGCTGCTGTAGTTGCTTTAGAAACAAAATGACTAGATAAATATTCTACTAAACTACATTCTAATTCCCATTGAGGTAAAATCTCGTCATTTGCAATTCTGACCCTTGGAAATTCATAAGGAATTAATTTAATATCATTAGCCCCTTCCCAACCGTAATGAGGGTAACTAAATCGCATATTTTGATTAGAAAAAGATGACTGACTCTTAACTGTAAAGAAATCTCTAAAGAAATTAGCAAGATGCACTATTCCATTTTTGCGAGCATTTTCTTTATCTTCAAAAAAAGAAATATCATCGCTTTTATTATAATAATTGTTATTTATTCCCCAAAAACCGTTCGGCACATATCCGCTTAATTTGAAATTATCTATTTGAACGCCTAATATCTGTATTACTTGACCGCCGTAAGTATCTTCAACTTTTGTTCTTAATGAATAACTCCAAGAAATATTTTCTGGAGGAACTAAAAGCCATATACTTTTCTTTATTGGCTCTCCTTCTACAGTATTATCATAATAGGAAAAAGAACACATATTTCTTGTATCATAAACTCCACCTGAAAAATATGCTGAAGAATCAAGATATCTACTTGTATTACTTTTTTTAAAATTTGGATCTATAGAATTATAATATTTTTCTTTATTTGCAATTAAATTTGGAGAAAAAGGATCGTCCTCTGGCATTGGAACAATCCTAGTAACAGCGTTTGCGGCCACTCCTTTTGGAAAAGTATATCCACTAATATCTTTTGTTCCGTCATCAGAATCAGAACTGCCCTCTTTCCATGAAGGTAGTTTATTATTTTTTATGTAGGAATAGAATTCATCACCGGGGCAACTAACGCTATTGTCGCCATCTTTATGACCTTGTAAATTATTCTGATCTAAATTGAGTTCATCAAGTAGCCACGATAAAGATTTTAACGCTGCTTCGGAGGGTAAATCATTGCTATAATCTCCATCAATAGCAATTCCCGGCTCATTGTTATGACCTACACAATGTTGACCTTCTACTGCTTTCCCTCTTCCTTCATAAACATTTCCACTAGGCATTATTATATAATGAAATCTAATATCATCTAACCCTTTGCCTGCGGGTCTTAAAGTCATATCTTCACTTTGTATTTTTTTTAATCTTAGATATTCATTAGAAGCGCTTTCTCCTGTTCCAAGGGTAACTTCTTGGGTATGGTGAATAAATACTTTAATTCCTTTGTGCCAAGAAGTTTTTTTTGTTTTTTTAGGAGGTTGAGCGCCCCACGTTGAGCGAGAAATAATTTTACGAATAGCCATTTATTATTATCCCGTTTCTCTCTTAGAGGCTTCTCTGTTAGGCAATAGTTTTAGAAGTTTTTTAGCGTCATCAGTTAAGTCAACAAGTTGTCTACTTTGATCTTGTGTTTGACCAGCCGCAGTTCCAGCAATTCTTTTTTCAAATGCAGAAATATCAAATTCACCTTTTCTTACTAATTCAAGTTGTTTTTGATAGTATGGTTTTTTAATTAATCCACCCTCTAATGCTTTATCAAGAGTTTCAGTTCCCTTTTTAATATACTGATTCTTTTGAGCGGCACTTAATTTTTGCCAGTTCTGTTTTGATAATTCTTTCAATTCACTACTGACAAAACCTTTTTCCCCTCGCATTGGGTTTCCGCCAACTGATATATCAAATTCTGAGGCTAACTTGCCAAAAGCATTTTTTGCGCCATCGCCTTCTGCTCTTCCTGCGGCAATATATAAATCTGCTGCTCTCTCAACTTGCTCTGGATCTAAACCAGCATCTTCTGCCATTTGATAAACTTCAGTAGGGTCTTCAGTTTTAAATCGTTTTGCTTGAATCATTCTATTAACATATATATTAAATGCTTGATTATCTCTACCACTAGGATCAGCAAAAGTTATACCGGGAGAAGCCATACCCGGTAACATTGGTCCTCCACTTGCTGATTGTTTAAAACCCTTTCTCAATGTATCTAAAGCGCTTTTAACTTCTTTTGAAGGTTTACCTCCACCAAGTCCTAATGCTTGCTTTTGCATTCCTTTAACGCCAAATTTTTCTAAACTTTTCATTTCATTTAAACTTTCTAGCGTTGAGGCTTGAGTTTTTATTTTGTCAGTTTGATTATAAATTCTTTGAGCAGTCATTGGTCCGTCTAGCCCAAAAGTTTGTGCTGCCATATTAAATGCAAAAGTTTCTTTTTCTTCTTTAGTTGATCCCGGAGCAGATCGCATAAACATATCAACTGTGCTTTTATATGAACTCAAACCTTGACTCATCATTTCAAGCGACTCTCTTCCACCCCCAGCAGAAAATGGATCGCCCATTGCCATTGCCATCATAGTTGACATACTAGCACCTTGACCAGCCATGCTACCCATAGTTAGCCCAAGCATAGTAGGGCTATTTAGAAGATTAAATACACCTTGTCCTTGGACTTGGGGAACGCTGCTCATTAAGGCGGCGGCTTGTAATGAACCCGGACCTCTTGTGTTTTGCAAACTCATTTGATTTAGCACTTGAACAGTTTCTTGAGCAAATTGAGCAACACCTTTTCCTGCTCCCCTTGCCATTTTACCAAAAACTTCCATCTCTTCTTGTGCTTCTTTTGCGTCTAAGCCAAGCCTTTTTATAGAAAGATCAATAACATCTATCGCCGTTCCTGCATCAATTCCGACTTTTTGCATAATTTCTTTTGCGCTTTCAGAAACGTTATAAGTCTCTCCTAAACTTCTAAATCCTTTTGATCTTGACGCCTCTATAAGAGAAAGATTTTGTTTATAACCCATCATATCAAAAGGATTTATTGAACGCATAAATGCTTCTTTACGCATTTGATAACCTTGAGAAATAGCGGGAGCCATTGATCCGCCAAACATACTAAACGGTTCTCCGGTTTTACTTGCAAATATAGAAGGAAAGGCTGTAAGGCTTGCAACATAAGATCCAAGTCCACTTGAAAAACTGTCAATTCCCGGACCCATTGCTCCACCAAGCATACCCATCTGGTTAGGTTGTCCTAATCTTTGCCCAATTACTCTATTTCTTGCAAAGTCTAAACCTTGAGCGCCTAACCTTAGACCAGACGGAATTGTAAATGGACGAGAATAAGGACTACTAACTAGTCCAGAGGCAACCTGATATCCCGCTTGTTGGAAATGACCCTCTTGCAACATCCTGTGTGCTTCGGGAAGGTTTAATAAACCAACATTTCTTCTTAAGTTTAAATACCCATCTGCTACATCACCCTCTGCGTTTTTAACACCGTAGGCAAACTGCGTCCTTGGCCGCGCTCTCACCTTTTCAGGAAGCGATCTGAATTCCTCAGCGCTTCTTGTAGCGCGAGTGTAAGCATTGCTAGATCTTCTTTGATCTGAATCCCCACCAGATCCCCCAGAACTTCCTGATAAAAGATTTTTAATTTCTCCTAATTGTTGAGATAGGGATTCATTATAGGCTTCTTGTGCTTTTACACCTATTCTCGTTGTTTCATGCAAACTTGCAATTGCTTCTACAATTTTATCAGAATCCGCCATTTTAACTCTTTTCTAAATCTTCAGCCTTCATTTCAAGATTTGTTAAAAACTTTTCAAGAGAAACAAAATCTTCCATTGTATCGGGGATAATTTGTTCGTAATTATCTCCTAATGCTTCATCATCTTTATTATCAATTCCCCAGATTTTTTCAGTCATTGATGGGAAAGCCTGCATTAGTGATTGTTTAAACATTGTTTCTTTTTCTTCTGTTTGATCTTCTCTTTCCCAAACAAAAAGATGAAGATTTATTAAATTTGTTAAATGATTTAAGGGTTTTTTATTTATGACACCTGATCTGTCAAGGGATCTGAGAAAGAACTTGAATTCTTCAGATCCTTGCTTGATAAATTTTCAACCCTCTCTATTTCATCATACATAGATGCTAGAAGTTGTACATATTCACCATTTATTGATTCTATAATTATCCAATTCCAATTTTTTAATATATAATTAAACTTTTCTTTTATATTTATGTAAGCGCTTTTGTCATAGCGAGGCATAAATGGAGTGTTATTAATAGAAACAATACAGGCTGCCGCTATAGCAACAGCGGCAGCCTTCTCTTCAGCAATCGTATCTGTAAATTCTTTAACTATTTGACCTACTATTAGTTCTTCTTCCAATTTTAAAGTTCTTATTTCAAATTTATGATTATACCACTCAAAAGAACGAACAATATGACCTATATGAATCAATTCATTAAATTCGTCTGAATTAGTTATTTCTTCAAATAAATCCTGACTATTTTCTTCACTCAATTTAATCTCCAATTATTTAATTAACCCCCCAAACTGGGTCTTGTACTGGAATGCCTTCATTTGCATAAGTTGCTGTTGTTTCTTCAAGATTTGTGTACCAAACTGTAATTGATAAAGGATTAACAATAGAATCAACAGTTGCATTTTCATCATCTCTTACATCAACAACTCTTGCGTTTTTAAAAGTTTTTACTCTCCAAGTAGTTGAATTTGGATTTCTAATTACTCTTTGTAAGGCAAACTTGCTTCCATTATCATCATTCATATCTGTGCTAGTCATCATCCAAGTAAAGAAATCCGCTAAATCGTTTATATCTTGAGGAATTCCACTAAACATATCTCTTAGTGTTTGCCAAATATTTTTATCAAAAGTTTCAAGAACGGTCATTGTAATCTCGCCGTGAGTAATTGCGCGAGGAACAATAATCTCAGTTGGCCTTACATAATTCAAAGGATGTACTTCAACGGCTCCAGTTACTGGCTGTGGAGAACGATGAGTAACTTCCTGACATAAGGCTAAAATTTTATTATTGCCTGCTCCATCTTTTAAAGTCCACGCAGTAAATGCGGAACCCGTTTGTCTTGCTCTAATAGCCATTATTTATTATTCTCCTTAAAGTATCAAATTAATATTGCCAGTAGTAATTCCGCCAGTTGTAAGATTAATACCAAACGAAATTTGAACGTAATTAATTGTATAGAATGGACGATATTCCCAACGAACACTAATTACTGTAGGGTCGTTTGTTGAAAATCTTGCAGTAACTGCTTGATAGTCTCCAAGATTTCTAGTATTTACTAGATTATCTAAAATCTGAGAAACAACTAGAGAAACCTTTGAAGGTGCAGAAGTGTCTGCTAAGATTTTTCCAACGACTTGATTATCTAATTCTTGAGCAACAATATTAACCATATTGTTTCTTTGTAAAATAACTGGGTATTCTCTAGTGTTGATATCGCTAGGATCTGTTGTGATTTCATGACGAATTCTAATACTTCCGGTACTTGGAATTTGTTCAACAACAGTTAATCCTGCTTGTCCATCTTGATTTTTACCAACAGTAGTTCTTTTTTCTCCAACAGAGGAAATTCCTGCAATTTGTTTTCTAGTCAAAGACTCTGAAAGAGGTCTACTTGCGTGCATACCTGCAAGACAGGCCGCTACATATTGACCACCAATTGGTACTTCTGTGCCTAAATAACTATTGTAATAGTTAAAGATTGTTGGTGATATTAAAGCCAAATCAGAGTTTGCATATGATTCGGCAGTTGCTCTTAAAGTATCTGCTGATACGGAATTTGAAGAACCATCCATTCCCAAGACTGCTGTTTTCCATACATTTCTTTGTTTTAATTTAGTAATGTGAGCAGAAACTAGCGAATGTACTGCGGTTCTTCCTGTTAATGGTACAATAACATTACCATCTTGATCTTCTTCTAGACGAAGCAATGCATCTTCCCAATTTGTATTATTAGATTCACCATTCGCTGGGATTGGCGCAACAACTACAGTGCCTGCGCCATTTAGAATCGCTAGTTTTGCAGCAAAAGATGCTTCAGAATTAATTTCTCCTGTTGCAGTGAATGCATCACCATACTTTTCTACAACATCATTAAAATCTGAAAATAATGTTGGCTCCCAATAATTTACATCAGTATAATTATATTGGAAAGTAATTGTGTTGCCAGATTCAATTGGATCTAAAGCATTTGAATTTGCAGTTACATCAATTTCAGAATCTGTATATTCATCGTCGCCAATTGCAGCACTTGCAGCAGTACCTGAAGTTACTTTATAATATGGACCCCAATTTGGGTTTGAATCCGTTCCTAAGTTAACAGATCTATAAATGTTTTTACCTATAGCAGCAATATCCGAAGGACTTGAATTTCCCATTCCAGAGATAACAACAGTACCACCAACTGATTCAGCCGCAGTTCCGGCGACAACATTTACAGTTCCATAAGAACCGATTCCAGTTTCATAGATTGTAGTTCCTCCACCAGTCTCAATGTTAACTAAATATGAGACAGCATAACGATAGGTTCCTGCTGGAACGGCTGCACTCCCTGCGGTTCCCGGAGTAAGAGTAGGAGTACCGGGAATAGAGGCTCTTTTAACTGAATATTGTTCATCTCCAGTTGCTGTCCCAGAAGAAACCAGTTCTACAATATAATTAGCAGGACTTACTGATTCAAAAGTTACAGGATTGGTTCCAGTAACAGCCAAGTTATAAAGAGCCGTTCCGTTTGTTGATACGTCTATGCCCTTTTTAGAAAAGTTTACAGCGGTAGTCCCACTCAATTGAATATTTTCACTAAAAGTTTGATAGCCGCTTGCTTCTCCTATGATAATAGGTACAACTTGTGATGTTACATTAGGAGCCTGTGGAGTTGATATTACCTCAATCGCTGGCAAAACTCCGGGCGGCACATAAGATAATGCCATTTTAACCATCCTTTATTGAATCAATAATTAAATATTCTACTTATTAATGTGATAGAAATTAAATACTTTATAGCGGCTAAGGGACGTCTATTTCTATTGTTTCCCAAGAACCAACTGCTCTTGCGTCAAATCCAGATACAAAGTCATAATTATTCGTAGTTGAAACAAATCCACCCATACAACCAAATTCATAACCCGTAGTATAAATCCTCTGGTCGGTAAGACCCCAACTTGCTCCACTCATGGTTTCCTCACCGATAGGTGATAAAGAACCTACTGAAACCTGTATGTCAACCTGAGCATTATCTTCTATATAATCACGAAATGGAAAATTTTCAATTCTTCCAAAAGACAACATATTTACTAGACTATCAGATATAAAATCTCTATCCATAGATGTTAACGCAAAGATTTCTATTGAAATAGAACCTTGAAATAACCATCTCTGAACAACAGAAGTCCCGTCAATGATTTCACTATGAGCAATTCCTGCTGATTTTAATTCTTTTTCTTTAAAACCGACAATCATAGAAGGATATTGTTCTGGTTTTTGTGGATATTCAATAGTAATGTGAGATTTTGTCATTAATTCTGAAGATTTATACTCCGGGAAATAATTTTCAGTATTATAAAAAACATTTTGAAGACTTTTAACAACAGCCCTTTTGATTTCCATTTTATAATTAATTGGGGCTTTAAGCGTACTTTCTGCCATTACTATCCTATCGTAGTACCACTATTAATTTCAATATCATATAAAGGATCAGAACGTGGTATTCTAACCGCTTCAAAATTCTGAGAAACCATAATATCCGGGTTCTCTACATAATTTGTTTCTGAATTCATATATCCACGATTTAATTCTGCTCTAAGAGGAACTAGATATACTCTTTGTACCCTATATCTATCTCCAGTTCCTGTAATAACAACTTTATTATTAGAATCTAATTCTATTCTTGTTGATATAATCATATCTCCGTCTTGAATAGCAGGAGTCCACGGTGCGACTCCCGAAGTTACAAATAACTTAAAAGCACCTGTTCTATTTGGAGTGTCATCGTCAATCATTATATTTCCATCACCTAAAGTGATGTAAGTAAAATATCCGTCATTCCACCCGGCACTAAATCCTAAATTATCTCCAATTGTAGAACTTTGCTCATAAACGTCATCAAAAGTGTTATCCCATTCTGTCGTTCCTGCTGCAACGTCATCTGTATTATAAATACGTTTTATTACAACAGGATTGCCGTATCTAAATGTATAATCAAAAACAGATTGTCTTACATTCTTAACTTCAGCAGGAGTAGTTCCATCATCATAACCATACTTAAACATCATGTTTTCAATTGCCATAATAATCCTATCTGTAACCCATAAAGCGTGGGTAACGTACACGCATTGGAATTGGAACAAGACGACCCTGCTTGCTGTCCACAAGACCGCGAGCCTTCCCAAGTTGCATGTAAGAACGCTTAAATACTCTACATTCGTTTTTAAAAAGTTCTTCTTCTGTTTTATAAATTTCAGTCCATCTTTGTTGATAAGTAGTTCTATCAAGCAAAGTAATATTACCCGATCCTGTAGGCAATGGAATTTCTGAATACGATCTAATTAAGTGCTGAATAATTTCAAGAGTTAATCCTTGAGCCATTAAAGTGTGATGATCCCTCCACGGAAAACTTGTTAAATCAAAAGTTGGAGTTGAGGGATTTGGGAAAGTATAATTAATTCTTTGAAGAGCAAAAGGAAAAAGAAGTGCGGATTTTTGCTCACTAAAGTTTTTTCTTGTAATATCTAGTAGATAAGGTCCACCGGGTAAAGAGTCAAACCCATCTTCTACTTTTAACCACGCAAGATCAACAGCAGTCTGTTGTTCTGGAGTTAAATTTCCACTAGGAATGGTAGGATAAATTCCTTGCATTGTACTACTTGCAGTACCGGGTATTGTTAAGGCCATGTTTTTCTCCTTCATAGTTTAAGTTAAAGAAAAAGGGCATAAAAAAGGCCCAGCCGGTAAGACTGGACCTTTTTATTTAATACATATTCAGTTTTTAAATCTGGTCTGATCTAATTGAAATAGAAGCATTAGAAGCAGTACCAGAAATCGCTGCAACTTCTACTCTTAGATAGTCTCCTTTACCCCAAGTGGTATTTGTTACTGAACCACTTGAAGCAGCAAACTCACCAGCCCCAATTGTAGGACGGTCAGCGGTTACTGTTCCAAAAATAGAAATACCTGCTGCATTTGGTCCCTCTGCGGCAGTCATGTATTTAACGTCATATTGTACAGTCCCACCATTTGCTCCAACTGCTACATCTACACCTTTAATAACCAAGTCTCTTGGAGCGCGAACAACAAGCCCTGAAGCAGTTCCTGAAGTTGCACTAAAGTCACCCGGCTGTGATAGATTAAAATAATTATCAGATGCTGTGATAAAGCGACCTTCGCCTGAATTTCTTAAATGACGAAGAGTTTGTTGATCGTCAATATCAACAGTTACAATATCACTATATCTTACTTTAACATCATTTACAGAATTAGTATCGCTTACACGAAATGGTCTTCTTGATAGTCCTCTTAGTCTTACATAGGTAGCCATGATAGCCTCCTAGTATCCAAAGAATTGGACGGTTAGATTTCCACCGGCTACAGATGAGCCTACTTGTTCTACTTCAACTCTTAAATAGTCACCAGCAGCAAAACTCTGATTGTCTGGTACACCAGCGGTTCCATTAAGAGTAGAAGCAAAAGCACTAGTTGCAATGGTTGGTTTGTGTCCTGCTTCGGTAAATACGGAAGTTCCAGCAGCGGTAGGGGCTGAACCAGCACCAACACGCTTAACATCAAGGATTAAAGTCGCACCAGTAGGAGCAGTACCTACTTGAGCAACAACACCAGTTAGTTTACCGGCGCGAGGGGCACGCCATACTAGTCCTGAAGCAGTACCTGAAGTTGCAACTGCGCCAGAAACTTGCATTACTGGGTAAAGATCTGGAAGAACAACAAATCTTGCTCTTTCATTTTGTAGCACTCTACGAGTTTGACCGTTATCTAGGTCAAGAGTAGCAACAGCGCTACCTGATACGGTTGTGGTTGAGGCTGAACCTGCACCAAAGGGTACACGCGCAATACCTCTTACATTTACTTCTTGTGCCATTCTGGGTCACTCCTTTTTAGAATGTACAAAGGGGACGCAGACCTTATAGGCCCCAAACTATCCTTTCTTATGGGGGAAGGTAAATCGTCTACCTTTTAAGGTCAAGCAGAGTGGTTTTTTACAGTTTCTATTTGTTTTTCTACATTAAAATGATCATAGGATTGTTTCATTAAGTTAAGACGATAATCTACATCATGATGCTGACCATGCCCATGAAAAGCCATAATTACAGGATTGGGAGAATCATTTACATTTAATGTAGAATTCCATTTATCATCAGCAATTTGAAACATATTCATCCATTTAAATTCTCTTAACAATCTATTAACAACATCTTGTTCATACCACGGAGGTCCAGAAAATCTATTGTTCCATACTTCATGAATGAATTCTTTAGTTCTATCCGTACATCTTAATAGAATAACACCCATATTAAAGTGTGCGCCCAGTTGAGGATGCCCCGGAACTCCGGGATGAAGAACTAAACCAAGATCTTTCCCTTCATCAAGACCAGTTCTAAGATCTGTAGAAAAATCTACTATTACACAATCATGATCAATCCAAAAGATATATTCATATCTTTCTTCATCTAAAATATCCATCATTAATTTAATTCTATCCCACGCTGGATTATATTCAGGATCATCTGTTTCAATTACTTGTTCTCTGTTAGCCAGATAATCCATATCCCAATTATCAGCGTAGGCTTGGTGAATAGGCTCTAGCCAATCTAGAGCCTTCACCATTTCTGCTTTCCAATTAATACACGACTGAAGGATTAAAGCGTTATTAGCCATTCTTATTTGCCTTTCTCGCTTGCCTTCTACGTTGTGCGCGATTGCCCGCTCCAGTTCCTTTTGTTACAGGAACGCTAGCCTTGTTTTGACTAGCCTTAAATTCTACTAATCTATCTTCAATGACCTTAAGAGTAGGAACCCAATACTTTTCAGTAATCAGATCTGCATCATACTGTAAAGCACCCTCTCTTGCAGTTTCGCGTAGTTTCATTCTGTCTTCATTAGGCATATCATATGCTTGCTCTAACTTATCAAGAATTGCATCAACAGAAGGAACATATTGAGTTGCTGCCAACTGTGTGATATACGGAATTGCCTCCGAATAGCGATCTAACTTCCATCCAGCAAATACCAGTTCTTCCATAGCAGTCCACCCACCAGCAATTACGGGAGTACCACATGCTTGCGCTTCAATAATTGGGATACCAAATCCCTCTCCCATAGTTGCAGACATAAGAACATCGCTTGCATTATAAACTTCTGCTATAAACTCTGGTGGATATCCAGCAATATATTGAAACTGCTCTGGAACCACTACAGCGTCTTCTAAACCAAGCATCTTTACCAAATCCCAAATGTTATATCCACCAACTTCAGGTGTCATCAAAGTATGAAGATACAACTTTGAATCTGGATGTTTCTTATGAAACTCAGCAAAGGCTTGTAACTGTTGAGGCCATGCCTTGCGTGGAGGAATTCCCTTATTCATCGCAACAATAGAAGCAATAAAACAATCTTGAGGAAGACCAATCTGTTTACGAGATATTTCACGCATTTTAGGCTTAAATAGATTTGTATCTACGCCATGAGGTACATACTCAACATCTAAACCTCGCTCTTTTGCTTCTCTTACGCCAGATTTTGAGTAAGCAATAGCCACCATCGCTCTTTTAAGGCGATCATAAACTCCCTGTGGCATAGGCTCATGATCTACAGGGAACCAAGGAACGAATGGAATTCCCTCCATATGTGGCCCATCTAAGTTCATTACCCAAGTATCATAGAGAGTAAGAAGGATATCTGCTTTCCACGCTTTTGCATAAAATCCCATAATATCTTGACCATGAGGATCAAATGCACCAGAAAAGACGGGGACTCCATGCCAGTCAAGACGACCACCTTGGAGTCCCCAAAAAGCAGTTATAGACATTTCGTGCCCTAATTCCTTAATTCTAGGAACAAATAGGGCGGTTTGATTTGAATAGCCTGACGGACCCCAAGGGGCATTGCTAAACCAATTAATTCTCATTTTTCTCCTGACTTAAATTAAAATTAGATAATCAATTCACCGATAGTGTAAGGGGCAGCACCTGTGCTTGTCTTAACATATAATGGTCCTGTGTAGCCCCACACTTCTACTAGAGCAGTTCCACCATCAATATATAATGCGCTTCCACCTGCGACTTCAGCAGATGAAAAACCATAGTATAATCCAGCAGTACCTGTTTGAATATACAAATGTTGTCTATCCTTTTCAGCATCTACTGCTTGTGTTGTGACAGTTCCAGCAGTTCCTAGTGTAATTGTACCAGATCTTGTTCTATTTATCTTTGAACTCATATTAAATTCCTAGTTCAGCACTTACGTCTGGGTTGTCCATATTTTCTGCACGCATCTCTGATAGAGTCTTACCATCTCCTTCATCGGGACGGCTACCCATAACTCTTTCAGCACCAGCAAAGCCAGCAGTGTCAACGGGGACACGAACAGCATCTTGTTCTATTTCCATTTCAACAGGTAATTGCTTTTCTTCGCCCTTACTGTCAACATGGAAAATCTCCTGTTGCTTAGAACTCTTAACAGGCTCATGCCATTTAGCGCTAATTCTTTCTTGATACTGTGCTTTCGTTATTTCTTCAACCAATAACCCGACTGAAGGAGCAAATTTAGCATTTTGAAATTGCTCATCAGAAACCTCTGCAACATCTCTTTGCCCTCTTGGGCCAAGATTAATATCTGAAATTCTAACGGAATTTGGGGTGAGATTTCTTACATAATGTACTTTAGGCATATTTTCTTTCTCCTTAACCTTACTTTAAAGTAAATAGGGGGGATGATAGTTTACCATCCCCCCTACTTTAACACATTTTATTAAAAATATCAAACAATTGCTACAATTAAGCCTTGACAATCTTGGCAAGACCTCTGGGGTTGAGGATAAGCATTCCGATCAACTCATCCATTACCCATCCACGGTAGAATTGTTCAACTTGGTTGTTCTCTTCAACGTCAAGTGAGTACATGACGGGCATGACACCCAAGAAGTTGGGGTCTGGGACTAGGTATACGTTACCGGGTGAAATCATGATTGACTTCTGAATGGTGAACTCACCAAACTCAGTAATCATGCCACCACCGAATACGGTGTCCTTGAATTGCCAACCAGTTACGTTAATGTCCCATGAGTAGAGGTCACGAACGTCAGCAGGATTCATAAGAATACGCTTGGTTTCGATTTGACGCTGCTCTAGGTTAGCAACTAGGTCGTAGAAGTCAACAACTTCTAGTGGGTTTCCAGCACCAATTGACTTGGTGGTTGAACCAGTACCACCAGAACCTGCATAGCGGTTTGGTTCCTTGGCAGCCCAGTCAGTTACAGCGGTGTCAAGCAAGGTCAAGAGGCGTGAGTCTTCTTGACGCTGAATAGCCTGACGACATTCATCTTGGGCATATTCAATTGCGTTTACGCGGAGGTAGTATAGGTCTTCCTTGCGAACGCGAGGGAACGCGGCGACTCTGAAGAGTCTTGGGTAAACCTGCTTACCTTCGAAGGGAGTGATCTTGATTTCTGAGTCAGTCTGGTTAAGAATATAAGCCTGTCCAAAGTCATCAAGAACGTCGTAAGGCAAGAGTGGACCCTTTTCCAAGGTGTCTTCTACAAGCACGTTACGAACAATACCTTCGTAGCGAAGACGAATTTGAATTGGACCAATCATAGC